TCACCTGACTTTGAGCAGGTCACAGAACCTCGTAGTATAGCGCGGGGACAGCATTTCTCGTTTCATCTGCCAGGCAGTCTGGATCCCCTGCCCTGCAAAATACAGCGTCCCCCTGCCATCCTTTGCATTAAGATGATCGAGTACTTCCATAAGCTTTTCACTGTTCTTACGTGGTGCGTTATCATCGAACAGATTCAGTTGCGCTACGCCCTGGCTGTAGAAATCGCCAAGCATCACCCCTGCTTTCTGGTAGCGATGCCCGTCTCGCCATATTGCATCGAGGCATTTCGTCGCCGCGGTGATTATGTCCCGGCTATCCTGGGTTGGCGTAAGAAGCTTTACCGATGTGCTGTTCCCGTAATACGGTTCATTCAGCGCAAAGGGGCTGGTTTTAACGAACGCAGAGATAAAGCGGCAGTACTGATGTTCGCCACGGAGTTTCTCCGCGGCACGGGATGCGTATAAGCATATCGCCTGGCGCATCTCTTCGTAGGTGCAAATCCGCTGCCCAAAGCTGCGACTACAGACAATCTCCTGCTTTACCGGCGCGAACTCCTCAAGACCGAGACATGGCTCTCCGCGCAGCTCCCGCACGGTTCGCTCCAGAACAACATTAAAATGCTTCCGGATAAAACGGATATCGGTATCCGCCAGTTGAAGTACCGTGTTAATGCCCATTGTCTCCAGCTTTTTACTGATACGGCGCCCAACCCCCCAGACCTCATCCACCGGAAGCAAAGCCATCAACTTCCTCTGCCTTTCAAGATTAGACAGATCCACCACTCCTCCGGTCTGTCGCTGCCACTGTTTCGCCGCGTGATTGGCCAGCTTTGCCAGGGTTTTAGTCTGGGCTATGCCGACACCGACCGTGAGGTGCGTCCTGCGCAGAACCGTCTCGCGAATTTCCCTACCAAAGTCGGTAAGGTCGCGACAATTCCGAACTCCTGTCAGGTCGCAAAATGCCTCATCAATACTGTAAATTTCGCAGCGTGAAGAGAGTTCCTCCAGCGTTGTCATCACTCGGTTGGACATATCGGCATAAAGCTCATAGTTGCTGCTAAACGCGATAATACCGTGCCGGCGAAACATGTCCTTTTGCTTGAAATAAGGCTCGCCCATTTTGACGAAGGGCTTCTCCTCTTGCGAGCGGGCGATCACACAGCCGTCGTTGTTTGACAGAACGACCACCGGACGCCCCTTCAGGTCAGGACGAAAAACAGTTTCGCAGGATGCGTAAAATGAGTTCACATCGCAAAGTGCAAACATCTCAGCCAGCTGATTTGATGATGTACGTAACCACCCCGAACACGTCGAGAGTGTCCTCACTACCGACGACTATCGGCGAATATGCAGGGTTCATTGGGTTAAGCTGAACCCGCGGATGCAGCTGCAGCTTCTTAACGGTGAATTCCCCATCCACTGCAGCGATAACGATATCGCCATGAACTGCTGTCCTTGAGCTATCCACAATAAGAAGATCACCTTCTCCTATGCCGGCATCCTTCATGCTGTCGCCGGCGGCTTTGACAAAATACGTCGCACTGGGGTGGTTAACGAGCAACTCGTTCAGATCGATGCGTTGCTCAACGTAATCCTGTGCAGGGCTTGGAAAACCACATTGCACAAGGTCACTGTACAACGGGATCAGCATGATCTCACGTAACTCAACGGGCGTGTAAAACTGCATAATTGACTCGCTCAGATTAACACTGTTTTTATATACAGTAGTTTTAACAAGGCGACAGATCAATATAGGTTCTGGCTATCAATTTTTGTCATTGCCGTAACACATTGATGTAACGAGTAAGGTTAGTCTGAAAGTGTTTTCAGGCCTTAGCTGTTTGATGGTTTTGCGAACAATGCGAGGTTAAAATTTTTCAGCTATGGCAATGCCTTAATAGCAAATTGCTCACCTGCGATCTCTTGCATACGGTTCGCAGGTGAGCAAACTTAACCGGCTGGAAAATATTTATAAATCGTCTTCACCCCCTCCTATTACATCGGCTACCGACCCAATGTTTTAACTGCTCAGACCAGAAATATCTGGAAGCTTTAGGCATCTTCTTGGAAGATAGATCAGCGCAAAGACGCACACAGCAATGATGTTATGTAGTATTTTCCCCTTGAGTGTGCCTGCTCAAGGGGATTTTTTATCGCCGTATTGTACTGGCAAATATTTGTAAATCGTCTTCACTCCCACGCCTGTCACATCGGCCACACGCTACTGGACAGGCGCTTAGTCCGGTATGTTTCTCGCGCTACTACTGCTTACGTTAACGTCTGGTAATGATCTAGCGGCGCGACGTAAAGCGGCGTTGAAAGCAATTATAGTGACCGGCCGGCGTTGGTACTTCACACGGTTAGAATGGCTCTGAAATAAAAAAACATCTTCTGGATAGCGTTCTCTTCTACGAGCAATGATCCCCTCCACTGGAGGGGTTGATTCAACACGTAGCTCTTTCAGGTGACCCTGTTTTCGTATCAGTATCAAGCCATCATCAATATCATCATATCGAATACTCAGCAGCCTTCCAGCGCTTAAACCTGTGTGAAAAATTAACGCCCACAAGTCTGCCCATGTATCTGAGATGGAAACAAGATTGCTGTTAATAGTTAAAAATTGTTCAAAACTTATTGTTTTCTTACCGTTCACGAACAAACCAAACTGTTTTCAAAGCTGAATGAATTGATTAAGCCAAACGTAACATATCAGGAAAAGTAGTGAAATCTTTGTCTTCAAGTCGCCGGGAGGTACTTGTAGATTGTTTTCACGTCCACGCCTGTCACATCAGCCACCTGCTGCCGGGTAGCGCCGTTCTCCAGCATTCTGCGGCAGTGCTCCACCACATTTTCAGTCATTACCCGGCGACGGCCACCGACTCTCCCCTGCTCCCTCGCTGCGGCTAAACCCGCTCTGGTTCGCTCGACGATCAGCTCGCGCTCCATTTCCGCCAGGGCGCTCATGACGTGGAAGAAGAATCGCCCTGCTGGCGTACTGGTATCGATGCTGTCGGTCAGACTGCGGAAATTCACCCCGCGCGCCTGCAGCTCCGACACGAGCGTAATCAGATCGCGCACGCTGCGGCCAAGCCGATCAAGCTTCCAGACCACCAGCACATCACCCGCTCGGAGCCGCCGAAGCGCTCGCTTTAACCCTGGCCGCCGGGCATTTTTCCCGCTCGCTGTGTCCTCGAAAATCTGCTCACATTCTGCGCGAACCAGCGCGTTTTTCTGCAAATCGAGGTTTTGATCGCCGGTAGACACCCGCGCGTAGCCAATCAACATTATGCAACCCTTTGAAAAGGCAGATTGTAAATTGCCGATATTGTTCGCGTAAACCTGGGTTCAGGCGAAGAGGGGGTGGGGGATGCGTTACTTGCTGTCAAACAACCATACACAGGGTCCGTAGCCAGGACTCAGCACGACAAAAACTGGGACAGTATTAACCTTCTGGATTTTGTATACGCCACGGACGTTGTAGATGGTTTTGTTGATTATGGTCTTGGGCTTAACCGCGCCATTGCCGCTATGAGTTCTTTAGGTTCAACCAGCGTAGAGCATATTCCCAGACGCAGAATTAATGTCCCTGCCGGGTTGCTGCACATCAAAACAAAAGTTGAACTTTCTTTTGGTCCTTTTGCATTATGCGGTGAAGGGATATTCCAGACTGTCTTTGCCATACATCCCAGCGCAGAGTCAGATGATGATTATCTGTTTGACTTCAGCTCCGCCGGCTGGGATGCAACCGGAAGGGTCAGGATATCCGAGCTTTATCTGAGTAACTTCTCAGTGCTTGGGGAAACTGCAAATTGGACCCGTAAAAGAATCTTTAACTTCTATGGTGTTGGCTGGGATTTTGCGGTAGAGAACGTGCAGGTCTGGTCACCACCACTGTCGTCATTTGATATGACAGATGTTATGGATGGGGTATTTAATCAGGTAAGGATTAATTCCGGAGGCCGTTTACTCAGTGCAGGCTCAGAAGTAACGCATCAGATTAACATGCTGAATCAGTATGATAACTGTAATGCAATAAGATTTATGGGGTGCCATTTTGAAAATAACTATTCAGGCGTGTCTTATATTCGTGGTGGGTCAAACAACATTCTCTTTGGCGGAATGTGTAAATTTGAAAATAACAGCAGAAACAACCTTGTACCTGTTAACCAGATTTACGGGTCTACTTCAGATAGTGTCAAATTTGAAAATATCTTCGTAAACCACCCGGCTAATATCACAGTTTACTGGCTGGACAGCAATGGCCGACATGTGTCAATTCGCGGAGGTTCATTTATGAGCCCATCAGAAACAGGGGGGTATACCGGTCTGAGGTGGTTCCGCATCCACCGTACAAACTGGGCGAGTGCGACTGCGTGCGTTCAGCTGGTCGCTGATATTGACATGATGCATGTGGACGGGTACGGATATAACGGGGCGAATCAGCTCTCACCGTTTGATTTTGAGGGCGAGGTTATTTTCCGGGCAAAGGCTATTCGCCTGGCGCGACCAAATACCTTCATGTACATCAACTGGAACTGCAAAATTGATATTGAAAATCTGACGCTGTTAGGTGCTGTTACCAGCGATTATCAGACCTCACTGTTTAATGTTGCCGCGTCATCAGTAAAGGCAGACGTAAACGTTGATAAATATACCGGCAGCGTTGTTGGAACTGTTTATGTCAATCCAGCAATGACCACCGCATCGCGCCGGCAGTCAATAATCAATGTGAGGGGTAAATCACTTCAGTCTTCATCACTGACGCTCTCTGAGGGTACAGACCCTCTTGGTTATGATGAGTCCTGGACGTGGAATGCCTCGGGAAATGTAGCCAACATCGGATACTGCCATACAGGGAAGCGAATGGTTGTCAGATGTGCAGACACATCAAATTGCCTGATTGCCGGCGGTAATATTTTCCTTCCGGGTGGTGCGGTAACGGCTGCATGTACGATAACCCTGATGGCGATGAACACATCGTTCCGTCAGGGCTGGGTCGAAGTTTCACGGGTAGCAGGAGTCTAAAATGTCATTTACCCTCACGCAAAATTTGAAGTCGTTTCGTACCATCCCATACCTTAATCTCGTTGAGCCGCTTAGTGCCGCGCCTGTAGCTGTGACATATACCGCAAAAGGGGTCGACAGTATCAACGGGACTACTGCAACGGTGCTGTTTGATACGCAGGCTGAGGGGCTGGAGGCTACAGGCCAGCTCTACTACTCTTTCGAATTTACTGACCTTGCAACAATTTTTGAGGATGCAGAAACGGCACTAAAAAAAGAGATTTCAGAGTAAAATTCACCGCCAGTGTTAAGCTGGCGGATTTTTAATGAACAATAACTCGCGTTGTGATATTTAAACACCATTAGCACTTATGTAATCTGAACGCCAGGAGAATCGAAGTAATCAAAACTACAATCCATGCTTCGGAAGCAAAAACCTGATGCATTACAGCGCCCCAATTAAATATTACGTATGGATAGATAAAATTACCCCACTTCCAGGTAATCATTTTTCACCTCATGATTTTTTTCATAATTAATTCCTTATGTGTAGAGGAACAATTTCGCGACATCTTAACATTTTAATAAATAGTTCAATCGATAGCTTCGATTTCAATGGATACAGGATACTCGTCATTAATAACGTTTGGTTGTGTGCCATCCAGATGAATATCGAATCCCTGCTTATTTGTTTCGCTAAATGTATTATCAGGAAGATTTCCAGCATTAGTAATAAATACTGGCTCGAAGTTTTTATTCTTCGCCGTTGAGTTTGATACACTTGTTGCGGTGGTGCCGCTTATTGTCGTGGCGGTGCTGGTAGTGACAGAAGGAACTGAATCCGTGCGGGTGGTGATGCCACCGTTAGCTCCATTTGGAATGTTAACAATATATTGCTGCTGAGCGGTACTCGACAATCCGCAGCGCGTAGTAACCTTGTATCGATGGAATGGAGGCAACCCAACAACAGATACTACAGAGTTCTGCCCCTTAAACAGGGTACCTTCCAGCTTACACTTCAATCCGGCTGTAGAGATTATTGACTCACCAGGGAGAGTTGGATGCGGCGTAGCCACACCAGCAACTGCCTCTGCAAGCGCCAGCCACGGACGGATCGTTAATTGCGTAACTCCAGAAGTTAATCCAAGACCAGCCCGGTGCTTGTAATTTTTACAATTCAGCTTAATGTAGCCTGTCAGACCAGCCTTCCTCACAAGACGGCATGGTTGAGAGCTTGATGTAATTGGGCTTGCGGCAAAACCGTCGTATCGGAAGTTGGCAAAACCATCAACGCGCGCTTTATCAGCTGCATAAAGTGCCGTGCTGTTACCGCCGACCTCCCACCATCCCATCATGTCGATATCGCAGTTATACAGATTATCTGCGCGTGAGCCGTCACCGACATAGATGCCATATGACGCCGCAGTGATTCCGTGCTGGAAGCCAAAGTTGGAAATGCTGGCACCGTAAAAAGACAGCGTCTGATCGTCAGTAGATGCAGGGTTTGAGTGGAACCAGATCCCACGCTGTGACGTCCTGACGACGACATTATCTACCCTGAAAAGCTCAGTCCACCCCTTGTCGTTGTATATATCTATTGCTGTTCCAGTCGTGTAATCTCGAATGACGGAATCAAAAAAAGATCCGCAGGCGAAATCGGAAAACCGGACGAAAGCAGTAGCCAGCGCATTCCCCACTGCCGTGAAATTTTTAAGAATGACTCTATTAAACAGGCTCTGTGCCTGTGTTGCCCGCTTAAACGTCATGGCGACATTCGCACCGGTATGGGTAATTACTGGAGTGCTACCCTTCGTTCCCATACCAGGGCCTTCAATGATAAGCCCGTTAGTTGAGTTAATAAATTCAAGGCCACCGGAAATCGTATACCCAGCCGGACCCAAGGGAGGTACAGATAAATAACCCACTGAATTAGTGATGCAGTAGTTAATAGCATTTTTAATTATGCCATCCAACGGCGCACCATCATAAAGGCCGAACTCCGTCGCGCAAACTTTTCCGGGGTTTTTTGGGATGCGTTGCCAGTAGTACTCAGATTGACCTGTCGGCACGCATATATAACCACCATCATCCTCAGCTGAGCCTCGCCTTGAAATAAATTCTCCGCCACCAACGGGACCGTGAGACATTGCGGCCCAACCGACAGGATGGGCGCGCAATAAAATACTTTGACCTTCATATGAAGGAACAACAGAGCGCAGAGCAGTAAATGATGATACCTGCCCCACCAAAGCAAAGCCTTCGCCTGAACCCAGGTTTGAGCGAAGAGCCGCGTCACCGATGTTCGACCATTTCCCTGTGGGGTTTGCAGCCGACCACACACCGCCATCGTTCTCAGGAGAATCTCCGGCAATGACGTGTTCAAGCTCACCAAGGTATTTGTACCAGGAGCCATTGTAGTAGACGATTTGCTGGCGATTATCTACAGCCAGACCAACAGCCCAGTTGCCAAGCTCCTGCCAGCCGATGGCTGCAACTGCCTGCTCGCCGCGACCAGTGATGTAGTCGATAAAGCGGCTGAAGATCATCTCCATGCCGTGCCAGGTTTTGCGCAGTACACCAAAGCGATCAGGTAATGATTCCGATTCCCGGCCATTGACTAACTTATCGAGGTTAGTTGCATTCTTAAGCAATACCTCTGGTGATGACGAGCCAAGTTTTTCGATGTTGGCCATACTTTGTGCTCCAAAAATGAAAAAACCCGCCGAAGCGGGTGAATTGATTTTTTTGAAATTGCTAAGCTACGTCGCCAGGGTATGTAGCGTCGTCGTAGGCATAGAACGATTCGAGGTATTCTTTAGCGGTGACCTGGCATGTTCCGTCAGACTGCGGGGCGATCTCCTCTACAATGGCGTCGTAGACGTGGCGCGTTGAGCCGCAGAACACCAGGCGGATCGGCTCGATGGTTGCCGACGACAGGTCAACCTTCATCGGGTCATCAAACTCGCTCAGGTGCGGGACTGACAGCTGAAAATCACCCACCCTGCTCGCCACCATCAGCCCGGATGCAGAGCCATCCTGATAGCGGATCAGCGCTCGGGGGTTTTCGAAAGACCAGTCCAGCGGCTCCGTAACGGTGAACGTTGTCACGCCACCAGCCGTTGTCATCGCCTCCACCAGACAGGAAATCGTGTTGTTACCCGGAATATCATCCGTGAGCACAATGCGATCGCCCGTGTTGTAGCACAGCGCGTCCAGCTCGGTAGTGGTCTGGAACGTCACCCGCTGCAGCAGGTATTTCATCAGGCGACGCATGCCGATCTGATAGGCGTGGTCCTGATTGAGTACCCCATCGAGTTTATAATTCTCGATTTTCACTGGCGTCGGATTGTCCGGCGTCCGGCATTTAACGGTCTCCTCTGCCCAGGTAGTCCCGTTGATGTACGTCACGTCGACGCCATCAAAATCATCGTCGGACGGTACGGTAAATCCGCTCTGCAGTTCCTCCACCATCTCATGCGGAGTGATCATGCCAGTCCAGGGCTTAATCCCCTCACGGTTGACCGTCGCCAGGCCATCGCTTAACAGGAAGCGGGACTTGCCAGCATTGGCTATCTTCTGCAGCATTTCCAGTGCTGAGATACTGTCGCCCGTGGCGAAATCGAAATACTCGCCCCGTGGCGTCCAGTACGCGTACTCCAGCGCGTTGATGGTGTCGGTATCCATCTCCAGGCCCAGTGAGTTCCCTACATGCAGCAGCGCCCCCGAAATGGTTCTGGCCGTTCCTGAGTCATAGGAACGCGTTGCCACAACGTTTACGCGGCGGTCTGACTGCGCCGCCAGCTTCCCGCCCGTCTCAACGGTCACCGCCATCAGCGACACGCCGGGATAGGATGAAGGGCGCGTCAGCAGTCGCCCTCGCAGTGCCTGCCAGTACATACTGTCTCGCGCGTTGTTTGAGCCCTGCTCATTGCGCCGACGGCAGCGAACTTCCACCAGCCCCGGAGAACTGAGGGTGATCCGCTCAGTGAAACCTAACCCGTTGATATTTTTCAGCGCGTACTCGCCCTGGTGACTCACCCACCCCGATCCGGAACCGTAGACGCGATACTGAATCTCCCACTCAACATGCCGGAGCCGCTTTTTCCCCTTACTGTCAAAGCCGCAAATGCCGTTCGGGAAAGAGAAATTCACCTCGAATGCATCCACCAATTCATTCTCAGGGCAAACCAGGAACGGCCCCAGCCAGCTCAGCGTGTCGTTAAGACCAGTGGCCTCATAGTCGATCATCGTCCGGGCGGAGAATCCCGGCCATGACTCATCAACGGCACCGGAAACCAGGCGCGCCACCGTCGCCGTCGTGCCGTCGGCAGAGACAATGCGGTACTCATTCCCGCGGTGAGCAAGTGAAAGCCGTTGCACCCCCTCCGGCATACCGGAAAAGGCCGTTCCCGTGGCAGAGTTATAGGCGAGTGTCACATTCGCCGTTACCGCCGGGCTGCCGCCGGTTGATGCCGTGCCGGAGGTGTAAACCGGGGCATCACCGAAAACAGCTGCAGGCAGCGAAGAGGACGTGATCTCCCCACCCGCGAACGGACTGGCCGACTCGGTTATCAGTACGGTGCCGCCGTTGTCCTGCGCAACCAGGCCGGAGCCGGTGAGTCCCTCGGTGATGGCCGCCAGCAGTCCCGACATCGAGACGTAGTTAGCCACCAGCGACACCGGGTAGGTAACCCCCTGCCAGGTGATCGTGAACGTGCTGGAGCTGGTCGAAAAATCGTAGGTGGTCGGGGCCGCACTGGCCTGGACTTTTGCCGCACTCCCCCCGGTGCCGGGCACTGCAGCCTGACCGGGGGTATATGACGCGATAAACAGATCGTAATCGACAGAGTTAAACCCCAGCGTCACCGGCATACCTACTACCGGCGCGATCTCCGTCAGCAGCGGGCTTGCGATAACGCTGTATCCGGCCGCCGTGGTGATCTGGTAGTTCGCCGGGGCTTTAAGTTCGACCACGGCGCCAGCGACCCAGCTGGGCGGCAGTGCGTTATCGTTCTCGTCATTATCGTCATCATCATCCGTATCCAGCCCCGTAAACGTCACGCTCGATCCGGAGACGGTCATGCTGTCTGCGATAATGTCGTCTGCGTCCGGCGACGTCTGGGCCATATCCAGCCCGGTGCCGGATGACGTCCCGCCCACTTCGGTGGAGTTGACCCAGTTTTCGCTGCGCTCATCACCGGAAACGTCCGCGCCTGGCGGGTAATGGGTGCTGCTGAATCCCGGTAGCGTTGAAGCTGGCGTACTGCCAACCCTGATATCGCCATTGGTATAAATCAGATCACCGACACCGAGACACAGCAGCATCTGGACGCGCATTTTCGTAGGATCGGCGGCATCAAACCGCGTAACCGGCTGCACCACATAATCAGGGTAGATACGCACCCGGCCAAACACCTCACGAATGGCATCACCGAGTTTTGCCGTATTTGCCTTTGCCGGGTTCAGGTCGAGACTCCGCCCTGTGGATGAGGTATAGCCGCCCGTATCGATGTTGCTCATCATAAAAAGCGAATAGGCTGCAGCGGCAACGGAGATACCGACGCCGATCCACGCGATTGTGGCGGCCTCCAGCCCGAAGGGAACCGGATAAAGCCTGACATCACTATCAGGGCGAATCACACACTTAGCCCACTCGCCTGGCGGAATTAACAACCCCTCAACCTCAACGGTCAGCGGTGGGACATCCCGATCCTCGTAGCCTTCAACATTTGCCACCAGCCAGCTGCGAATACTGGTTACACCATGCTCATGCGTTTCGAGTGGTTCACCGGGAAGCCGGGACGGGTAAAAACGAATGGTCATTGCCAGAACTCCACTTTGACAAATCGGCGCTTAAACCGCGGCAACGGCAGAAAGGTGACGTTCGTACCCGGGTTGCATTCCGCCACATGCAACAGACCACCGATACTGACCACGATCCCTACGTGGGTGACAGTCGACCCGGAATAACAGGCCACCCCGGCCCCTTCGCAGGGTTCGCAGCGCTCAAGGGTAAGCATCATCCTGCGCGCTTCCCGGTCGAGGCCGCCGTCGTCTTTGGTGACCCCTGCAAAATCGGGCCAGACGGGTAAATTCAGGTCGCGGCGTATCTCGTTCACAATGCCGAAACAGTCGAGTTGCGGGTATACGCGCCCGCCCTTCAGCCAGGTGACTGAACGGTATTTATCAGGGTTAAACATTGGGATTCCTTAGCTGATATAACGCAGTCCGGGGAATACAGGGAGCGTGTAGCGGTAACGCGGCCAGGCCATATCCAGGACATTCATATAGCCCGCAGTGATCTGCACCTCTGTAGCCGTCCAGTAACCCGACTTGATTTTCAGCGTATACGGCACTTCCGCAGGGGCCGCTAAATCCGTGGAGATATAACGCCGGTACGTCAGAAATGCAGACAGACGGTTAGCCAGCGCATTGCGGATCGCCGTGGACACGACACCATCGATATTGCACAAGGCAAATTTGAGGTCCTGCGTGCCGTCCGCATTACGCGCCGGCAGCGCAATGTCTACCGCACAGGCGGAAAACGTTACGGTATCGCCGTTCTCCGTCGTTGCCGTAATATCCTCGTAGCCCTGGCACAGGTAATGGACATTAGAACCAATGGTGATCTGCAGCGTTTCAATGATCACCTCCGGGCCGCTGCTGGCGTAGAGGCGTTTAATCTGCGTCATGCTTCGGCCACTCCTTATTCAGGGCAATATCAAGCAACGAACTTCCGACTATCCATTCCGGGTAATTACCCCATGGGGCAGGAGCAAGGGGGCGTTCCCATAATTCAAGCGTCGCCGTGTACTTCCAGTAAATCGGGGCCACCAGCACTGGTCCCTGATAAATATCTGTGAAGCGGCATTTGTAAAACTTAATGCCTGCCGGCGTCTGCAACTTCATCATGAACCATGCAGCCCCGTCAGATAACGCATCACGGAACCAGGACTCAAACGCCAGGCCCTGCGCATCGGTTTCCATAAACCAGGTGATGCTGGCCTGCGTCGGTGTGGACATAAAAGCTCGCCTTTGCCTCGCGCGACCGGTGGTTAACTGGGTTCGTTTTAACGGGCTTACAGGCTGAAATCCGTATTCTTCCTGTAATGGCATAGGGAGGCTGTCATGTGGGTAGTAGATATCAGTCATGCAGTCTCCCGGTAAAGTATCTCGAATAAAATTTCACCATTAACCTCAGGAGGATATTCATTTCAGAATAAAGCACGATGGAATCGAAGAAATCTCTGATTTTTTGGTTCAGATTAACGAAGATAAAAATCTTATTGAATCGACACAAACACACAAGGCGATATATTTATCAGCTCATCTTAAGAGCTAAAAGAAATCAGAAAAAACAGCATTATCAATATATTAATTTTATTGACTTTAATGTGAGCTTACATTGTTTCGGCACAGCCCCATATCAAAATAAAAAAGGGCGACGTGCCGACAGGAAATATACGTCAATGTGACTGCTTGTTTAAAAGCAACTCCTGAAGAAGAAGCACAATAGAAACAAAGATCAAAACCCCACAAAAAACAATTTTTGCAAAATCATAGTTAAACACGGTTGTAAGCGTATCATTATTATATAAGTGATTATGCCTATAGGAATAAGTTGTGTAAATCTCATCACATATTTCAAGAGTTCCACCAACTATCAAAACAAGCCAAAGAAATGAAAACTTCACTCGGACCTCCTTACGTTTACGTCTCCTATTGAAGATAAGCCCGCCAATAAAAAGAGGAATCATAAAAGCTATAAAGTCTTTAAATGTAAATGTTAACAACGCTTCCATTAATAAGATCCTTGTGTTTTCTTGCACCTACTCAGATTGCTAGACTTACCTACCTAATCAAGTCTCAGCTAATGCAGTTTAGCTTACCTAGGACCGTGTCGTGTATAGTTTCCTTTTAGAGCGTTGCCAAAAGCCCCTTGTGGCATGGTAACCTCCTTTGTGAGTTCACCTTTTAACTGCCTGGAAAGCAGTCGATTATTCTGATTGAGTGTAGCGCTCAACTGCTCCGGAGTAATACCCTGGAGATGAAACTCCTGATTAATCGGCGCGTGTACAGTTGTTTGCCTACGGTTATCGCTGTTAACGTTCTGAACACCAGTACCAAACCCTGTACGCCCCAGAGTTGCATCAAGCGGTTTGCCATTTCGAAGTGCCTCAAGCTGAGACACGCCGATCCGGTTCGTTGATGCCTGGTCGAAGACGTACTCTCCTTTGTGAACAATACCCGCTGGCTGATACTTACCACCGGGGCCGGTGTAACCGCCGGAGGCGAATCCAACTCCTGAAACAGCCTGGATATTTGAGACGATACTGGCGGTCTGCGCAGCGATTGAGGCCATAGCGATGATGTTGGCCGGATAAGGCGCGCTAACTGCACCGCTTGCTATAGCCTGCTGGATTTTCACCATTGAGTCCGCGATAGCGAATGCCTTGCTCGCAGCAAAAGCGACCTTGTAGATTGCCGATTGCTCACCAAACCCCGTTCGCATGATGTCGGCGGTACTGTCAAACAAGGACTGCGTGGCCGCAGATATGATGGTGTTTTTCTGAGCCTCTATGACCTGATTTGCATCCGCTGCACGCTGACGAATCGAGGTCATTCTGGCCTCACCCTCGGCAGTTATTTCGCCGGCCTTCGCATAAGCTTCCTCCTGAGCTGCCAGCCAGCGCTGGAGCTCTTGCTGAGCCAGGTCATATTCGTTGATTTGCCCCTGCATCCCCTCAAAAGTTCCAGAGAGTCGCCCTCCTGTGGGTGTCAGGTTTCCTACAACATTACGAACCGTCGAGGGCAGTTGCATATCGGTATTTTGATAAATATCTGCCCGCGTTTTTTCATATTCACCGGGTTTGAGTTGCCCGGTTGCTTTGGCCTTCTCCAGTAGTTCAAGGCGGGTTTTAAGCAGATCGTTGGTCCGCTCATCCTTCGTCTTTACCTGTTCCTGCATCTTCCGGTAATCGTCCAGGGTTTTTACGGAGTTTTGCAGTGCCTCCTGCTGCTTATACGCCTGGAGGATTTCATCTGAACGGGAAAGGATCGATTTCTGGTCAGCGGTGAGCTGCGTTTTAGACTTGAGGTCAGTAATTTGCTGTTCGAACTTAACCCGCGCCTGAGTTGCGCTGTTAAGCTTGTCACTGGCGTCAAGCTGGGACTGCATGGCAGCGGTCTGCTGGTTTATCTGATCAAGCAACCTGGTTGCTGCGTCCTCGGTATATGCTTTACCCTTTGGCGTCTTGGGTGGTTTCGGATCTTTGTACATCTCGTTAATGCGAGAAACATTTTTTGCATATTGCTCTGCAGTAATTGCACCAGCCTTCAGGAATTCGCTTTGCTGCTTAATAGCTTTATTGCGCTTATCCGCATTGCTCAGATATTGCTGGTTAACGCGATCTGCTTCCTGCTGCGTTTTAATTCTTCGCTGTTCGGCTTCCTTAGCCTTCGCCTGTCCTTTGGTTACATCCCCCTGAAGATTGGCAACTGATTCGAGCAAATCTCTCTGTTTTATCATCTCCGGGAGGTTGGTAAACCTCGCGCTAAAACTGTTCCAGAACCCACCATCTTTTTGCCCTTTTTGGGCTTCAGCAATATTTTCGTTTAAGGTGGCAAGTTTATCCGTTAGTGTTTGTTCACGCCCAATATTGAGCATCGCATCCCAGGCGCCTTTGGCCGTTTTACCCAGCGAGTCCCATGCACTTTCAAGAAGACCAAGATTCTGATGAATATCATTCGCACGCTGCTGCATGGCATTGGCGTAAGCATCAGTAGCCACCCGTGCAGCATCCTGCTGATTACCTTCATCCTGTAGCGCTTTAATCTGGTTGTAGGTTGCCAGTGTCAGAAAGTGGTACTGGTCGTTAAGTTTGGTAATGGCCGCAACCGGGTCAGCAGTAATGTCGTTGAAATCACCAACCAGCTTATCGGTAGCAATGCCCGTCGCCTCGCTGGTCTTAACAATGGCGGTTGTCACGCGCTCCAATGAGTCGCCAGCTACTTTACCGGATAACACCAACTGATTCAGCGTTGAAGCTGCTGCACCGGTTGTGGAGTTAGCTGCGACCGATACACGGGCCGCCATATCTGCCAGTTGACCGGAAGTTTTGCCTACCAGATTACCAGTGAGAACGAGAGACTTATAAAATTCGTCCTGCTCCTGAGTGCCTTTGTAATAGGCCAGACCAAGAAATCCGACCGCCGCAGCTGCAAGAGTTAAAGGGTTAACCAACCCCATAACATAGGTGCCCACACCCTTAATTGCCGGACCAATACCACCAAACATATCTTTTAACTGCCCGCCCTGCTGCATCAGCACCATAAACGGAGACTGACCGGTGGATAAGCCGACAACAATATCTGTCATCTGAGCCGGGATCATGCGCATGGCATAGGCGGTCTGGGCGGCGGATTGGCCGGTTTTACCAAGGTCGTCGCGAAATCCTGTTAGCCTGTTTCGTGTTTCCTCGATTTTCTTTGAATAAAGATCGAATGTATCGGTATCTACCATCCCCTTGGATTTGAATTTCGCAAGATCCTGCTGTTGTTTATCCAGTTTGTTCAGGGCGGCGTTTACCGGGTCGATACGATCTAAAAGTTCAGAAAGGGACTGTTTTTCTTCATCAGTGGCCTTTGTCACTTTCCCTGCACTGGTGGCAGCACGTTCACCTGCCTGCGTCATTTTTACAAGTGCAGTTGCGAGATTGTCAGCCTGCTTTTCTGCCCCAGAGCTGTCAATAATAATGGCCAGGCGGGAGGTTTGTTCTGTCACGTGCTTTTCTCCGGGCAATAAAAAACCCCGCCAAAGCGAGGTTGGAACTTTTTGAAACTGTCGGGTCTTTACTTCATTGGCGGTAAAACATTATTGCTACGATAATCACCGCAAAGACAGTAATTGCAATTCTAGCGATTAACTTTACATTGACATCAGCCAGCCTATCACTAGCTCCAGTATTGTCAGTGTTAGCTATTATCTTCGAAGGAGTTACATCACTCCCGCAATGCTTGCACTTCACCGCTTCGGAATTTATTAATTCTGCGCAGTAAGGGCATTTGACTGAAGTTCCGGACGCTTTTAGCTTATCTCCCACCAGAGCAATAATGATACCTGCGATGGCTACGAAACCTCCAAATATCATATAATTTTGGCGCGATGATATTAATCCAAGATTGTTAACCCTATAGCCACCGCTTGTCGCTACTGTCACATCCATAAATAGCGCCGATACAGCAAAGATCACCCCTATTACAATCGCTAAGTATCCAATAATCTTCACTTGTCTACCCCATAAATTAAAAAGCCACCAGATGGTGGCTTTATCATTCAGCTTGCGTTCTCACAACCCGGCAGGCTGCGGTCAATCACAAGATTACCCTCAACACGCAGACCAATCTTACCGAACAGGAAGGAGTGGTTAAGTTGAGTGACAACTACGTCAGACAGACCAACTGCACAGCGATCTTTTTCAATCGCTCGATCAGCGGCTGTTTTAACGTTCGGGATGCCAAGAGGGAAGATGATAACCGGATAGCTATCTTCTGCTGTTACACGTTTCCCTTTATAGAACTTACCCCCATTGAGGTTGTAATTTTTAGTACTCGCCACAGTCAAATCTGCAACACGTACTGTACAACCAGAAAGTAACAGCGCTCCAAGCGCCAAAGCGATGACTTTTTTCATTATATGTTTCCTTTGATTGCAATCGGAAACATCCTATCATCGACTTTCAGGAGCATGGACCACCATTAATGGTAGGTCAGTTGCTTCCTTTCTTATCCGCTGCACGTTTCTGTGCCTCTGCCCACTCAGCCCTCCAGGCATCATCGAGAGCCAGTATGGCTGCGTCAAACTCAATGCGGTCGATCAGGATGGTGCGCGATGCCAGGTAAAGCTCAATATCGTTCAGGGATAGAGGGAGCGGCACTCCGGCCATGCCGGCATACTTCCTGCCGCGCGATATCATGGCGTAAGCGTTGAGGATCTCCCCAGTAACTGCATCGATTTCAGGCTCTGGAATGGGCGGGAGATTTAGTTTCTCCCTGCGCCACTTTGCTTTCTCGCCCTGTTCGCCAGCGAATTCCTTTAGCCACTTTTGGGCCTCTATGGCTTTTTTACGGTTTCCTGAGTCTGCTGCTCCTTACCCTGAGCAATATTCGCCGCCTCAGCCAGAGTAAGCCAGTACAGAGAGGGGTTTTGCTTCAGTAACGCAACACCACGCTCCGGTGTATACGCTACCGCCGTCTCCGTACCATCCACCAGCTCCCCCACGCCTTCCCAGTCTTTCAGAAGAAAGCGCGCGCAATTGTCGATGAGAAGATCATCAACCGAGTCAATCTCGCCCACACTGGCGAGATCGAAAGCATCCGTACCGACCTGGTAGCTCGCGTCCATTTTGTCGATATGGCGCCGCACCAGCGCATTGCGTGAGCGGTATTGTGGATTCTCGCTACTGGCCACCAGCAGACGGAGTTTAAATAGCGCCTCGTCTTCCGGCGTGAATTTCTTTTTACTTCCTGCTGGCTTTTTGTAAGGGTAAAACCAGCGTTCTCCGTTCAAATCAATTTGAGAAGAAATAATCAGCATAAAGACTCCCAAAAAAGCCCGTTCCGCGATGACTGCAGAACGGGCCAGGTAAATTAAGGCGCGGTAACGGTGATTTCAGACGTTGCGGTAAAGGTGCGGGCCTTACCGGTGATGGTTGCAGTACCGGCTGCGTTACGTGTGACTTTCGCTGTTTTCTGCCCGGTAGAAACCACGCTGGCGATAGTCGGATCCGATGACGTCCACTGGACGGTATCAGTTGAATCAGCTGGCGTAAGCGTGGCGGTTAACGTCACAGTAGATCCCACTGCTCCAGTTGAAGTGGCTGGCGCAACACTGATTGCCGTCGCCGGCACTTTGGGAACGCGGGTGATAGTTGGCGGAGTATTGGCCGCGGTGATATCCAGCTGAACCTGAACAATGTCAGTGCTCCCCGCATCCGGCCAGTCGCCGGAGATCTGCACTTCCGGGAAATCGAAGGTATAGGCGCCTTCAGCATTCTCCAGCGTGAAGCTAAACGGCACCGTTTCGCCGGTGAACGTTTTTTTGTAAACCTCCCAGGCAGCCTTTGACCATGACAGCGTGATTTGACCTGACGGGGTAAAGGTTGTCGGAATGTTTGCGCCGGCGAATGCCGAACCGGTACCGATGCAGCGCTGAGTCTGCATATTGTTGTTGAACTGGATGTTGAAGGTGTCGACGCAGAAACCTGTCCCGCCATCAACACCATTTAGCCGGATGTTCGTGACCTCTTTGAAGGAGTAACGCAGCGCCCCCGCTAAATCCACCGGCGCGGTGAAATAGCTGGTATCGTCCCCCTTCGTCTCCCAGTCCAGCCCTGCAAACGTAATGGTTGCAGTGATATCACCATCGGCCGGGATTTCCATCTGGAAGGTGCCAACCTGGCAACCGCGGGCAATCTGGGCGATCCCCACATCACTGGCAAAAGTCGCCACGGAGAACGTAATGCGACCATTACCCATCGTTAGCACGTTATTTAGCCATTCGGAACCGAAGCAGCTGGCAAGAAAATCATCATGCTGGTTCCAGCGAAACCGCGTGCCGACATCGCCGCCGACATCCACTGTGCCGCGTGAAACACCTTGCGCCATGCGGTCACCAGCGATTTCGTCATTGTCGTTGGTGTTCTGCGTTGGTTTCAGACCAAATGAAGAACGACGCAGCAGGTTCCACGCCCCTGCTGTAGGCGTGATTCCTGGCGTTGTCTCGCGAATAAACGCGGCTACTACTTTTGCACCTGAGCTCACAGGAGCCTCCTGTTTTTTGTGCGCTACAGAGCGCGATAAGGAATTTGAAGATTGAGCTGTAACCAGCCATCGGTCTCACCCGTCGGCACAGCAGAAACAGCGAAATAACTCAGCTTTCCGTCATCCTTAAACTCGAATAGCTCCGTTAGCTGATCGGCCGTTCGGGAGATAAGCAACGTCCCGGAACCGACCGGAACAAAAAGCTGAATGATGAGTAAGCCCGTCCTGTGGACTACCGGCCCGTCCCCGATCTCGGTTGCGCCAGCCTGCCCAGCAATGTTGGTTAGTCGGGCCCAGATATCGCGGTTACTGGGGTCAAATACCGGGCCATTGGGATAATCCACCGCATCAGAGGCAATAGCGGTCTGTGCCGCCATTCGGGAAATGACAGCGTTTCTGATTTCTGTAAGGGTCATTTGTAGGCCTGAATAACACCATTAAACGAGACGGCATAGACGCCTGTCGGCGCCTGTGTTGAGTGGCCATTCTCCAGAGGCACGGAGTAAGGCAGGTTCGACTGGATGTAAATCACCGAGTAGGCTGGCGCCTGGTCAATGATATTTTTGCCATTAAGAAACGTCATTGTCCCGCGCGGATCCGGTTCGGTCGGGACGGAATGATTAGGTTCGCCGATGCTGACGAAATGCGATGCCCTGAAGGTTCCTGCGCGATACTCAGCCGGCCGCCTGATATCCATGCTGTCATTAACACGGACTTTCTTTCTGAGACGGCCTGTCTTTGTCAGGTTGGCAGGATCGGCATAAAGAGATTCGTTCCATTCCCCAACAGCTTTGTTGTACTGAACCGCGGTCGCGTTAATGGCCCACAGCTCCGGGTTTCCTACCGGCGACCGCTGAACGATTTCATTCAGCAGTTGAATGGCGATTGTCCGCTGGCGTAGTTTGACATCTTCTGCCACCAGCCCGGCGAATGCCGCCGGGTCAATGTTCCAGCCCTTAGCCATATCACGCCCTCCGCAGTTGAATGGAGTACGCAGCGCCAGCAGAGTCGGCAGAAGCGGTGATGACCTCGTAGCGCTGAAGCTCACCCGTAACCGGATCCGGTGCGGTGATGATATGCCCGACCGCCGGCTTATCAGTCACCTCGTTAACCAGGGCGGTTAGCTTCACATCACCATGCAGAATGTTAACGCCATCGATACGGCGCAGCTTATAGCGCGCCAGCACTCCACGCCCCGAGTAAGTCACCTGCGTTTCAGTGCCGGTTTCCGTCACCGGGTCCCAGGAACCCCGAACGGTGTATGACCCAGTGAAATCCTTAACGGCATCCTGCAGGTCGGTATCGAATGCCGCGGCGACTTCAGTTTGGAGTTCGTCACGGATACCCACGGTCTACCTCCTCTATGCCTTTTTCACCAAAACGCTGAAGCGGTATATTGTTAGAAACATATCCGCCAGTAAAAAGGACCAGGACGTTACCACGCAGTTTTCTGGTATAGATTTCGCCATTGCGCTTAACCCGCAGCGGGAGCGGAGCAAACTCTACAACACCCTTGGTCGGGTTTGCGTAAACGACATGTCTGATCGGGTTTCCATTCACAAACACATCGCGTGGACCGAGTCCGTCGCCGGCATAATGCACATATGGATTTTGCATGTTACCCCCTTACCGCCGCTCAATATGAGCATGGATAAAGTCGGTTTTAAGCGACTCCATAGCGCCAACCATCACATAGGGACGTCCACCGTTATGCCAGCAATCAATCGCGTTACCCTCATCATCAAGCAGTATCACTGCGACACTGTGGCAGCCGCCGTTTTCGGCTCTCTCCAGAGCCTGTTTCAGCAGGCGAATAACCTGGTCGTTATCGAGGTTGTGATGGCTGGGCTTTTGAAATGGGACCACCTTCAAATCGGACATATCACGCCCTCACAAAGAACGTCTGGAAAGGGTTAATCATCCACGGTTTGAGCATATCCAGCGCCAGCTGCAAATCAGGATCGAGTAATTCAGTGCTGGTGGTTGAAAGCTCGGCAAAAGTGCGGGAAACCTTCACATCGTCGGCCTCAACGCTTTTGCTCGTCACCACGCCGGAATCTGTTTTTTGCTGATACAGATTGCCTGCAGCGGCTACGGAAGCGATAAACGCTCCGGCTTGCTTAACTTCTTCAGGAATATGCTCCGGGTCGATATCCTGAAGGTTAAGCGCCGTCATCCAGGTGTTTGCCTGGAGCACGGCTTTACCCTTTTTGTCGGCGGCAGCCCAGGTATCCCCCAGCAACTCGTCAACGTCCTGGATTGTTATATAAACGGTCATCGGATCCTCACCAAAAGAAACGGGGCTTTCGCCCCGTCGGTTAACCACCCGCAGGAGCAGTGAACGCAATCGCTTCAGTTGTTTTCACCACACCGTCAATGGTAGCCGTCACCGTGAAGGAGCCGGCCGTAGGAGAGGTGAGTTTCACCGTCGAGCCACCAGCAGACCCTGTCTGTGACGTCGAAGCACTTAGCGTGCCGCCTGTAGACGTCCACGCCACAGATGCCCCGGAGACTCCTGCACCATTTCTGGTGTACTTGAGCGAAACGGTCACCGCGTCGGTACTGTCAGCAGTTGCGGAAGTTTTATCCACTGACAGGGTTACTCCCCCGCAGGGGCTTCCAGCTTAATCAGTACTCCTGCAGTGGATTTGTTACTGGTGAAATGTTTCTTCCAGTTCGCGCCGGTGCCGATTTTGGTCAGGTCAGGGTTAGCGCCCTTCGTCTCATCCCAGCTGTAACCCAGCAGTTCAACGTTAACCGTGCCCTCTGCGCGATAGCCAATGGCAAGGTTTTCCTGGTCGTTGATATCGTAGGAACGGAAGCCCGGAGCCTGTGATTCCGTTACGGATACCGCGCCGGCCACCAGCCCCAGAATCGCATCAACTGGCATGGTGTCAGTTACCAGCACCGGTTTACCCAGCGTGCCTGGCTGTCCGCCATAAACCACCACGCCAGCTTCTTCGTAAATTTTGTTGTCGATAGCCTGATCAACAATGTCGAAATAGGTCGTGGAATGCATAACGAACAGCGCAACACGGTTAAATTTATCGCCGTATTTACGCAGGCCACGGGTCAGCGTTTTCTTACCATCAGTGGCAATATCCGCGGATACCGTCATGTCAGCATTTGCGCCAATGGCTGCAACAAGACCCTGTAGGGCATACTTGATATAACCTTCAAGCGTTGCATCAGCGACGTCGACGCCGATCACCTCGGAGAATTCGCTAACGTCGCGACCCCGACGTTTAAACGCCTCCTCCGTGGTTTCATACGGGCCGTATTTCCACGGCGCCTTAACGCTGACAGATTCACCGGCACCGATTTTTTTACCCGTTACCGGGTCGGTGGAGTTAACGTTGCGCGATTCGATAGAACCACCAACTTTATAGAAGGTGCGCTTGCGAAAATCACCCTCGATCAGTTCGTTGTCGAGAATGATTGCGCCGTTTGAAGCGGCGTTGAAGACTTCCAGATTATCCTGGCGACGCTCAAGAAACGCAGTCTGCGCGAGGTCGTCATAGATAATCAGGTCACTGTTTACGGTCGTAGGCATTGATTAGTCCTTACTTAGGCAATTTGAGATAGGCCTGCTGGCCATGTTTGCGGATGTAGTCCGCTTTGTCGCTTGAGCTCATTTCTGAACGTTTCAGACTACCGCCCCCGCCACCGGGTTTATGACCACCAGCCCCGGAGCCTTCGGCGCGCGGGAACAGGTGCGGGGCCGTCTCTTTCAGAGATTCAGCCCACTCAACCGGGGTGAGCGGAGTTTTGCCGTCTTTACCGAACAGAACATCGCCATTTGCATCAACTGCTACGGCCTCGCCTTCGTCGTTGAGCTGGAATGTGCCTTTAGCACGAAGAATCAGATCGTCGGATGCTTCTGGCAGCGCGCCAGCCTTAAGCGCTGCGCTGCGGATAGCATCACCCAGGACACGATCACGGAATTTGTTGGAGAACGCTTCCGCCTTTTCAGCGCGTTCATTAGCGGCTTTGATTTGCTTATCAACATCAGCACGTAGCCGCTCAGTGCGTTTATCCAGTACCTCGTCAATTTTCCCGGCGGCGATCAGTTGCGCCTCTTCATCATCAGAGAAACGCTGGAGAATAGTTTTCACCGCGTCAGGATCGATACCTTCAAAACGCTTAAGCGACTCAGTGGACTCTTTGAGCTTACCAAGCAGCTCGCTATTTTTATTTTTCAGGCCAGAAACCTGAGCGCTGACTTGCTCATCGATCAACTTCTGGATTTCCGGCGTAATCTCAGGCGCTCCGCCGCCGGAACCGCCACCTTCACCACCTTCGCTGCCAGCTGCCGAATAATATTTAATGAGCATGTTACGAATAAGCATGTTGTCCCCTTGGGATAGTTACTGTGGGCCTGGCCCAATAAAAAAGGCCGCCCGAAGGCAGCCTGATTGAATAAGATATGTTGGTTAAAGCCTGGCGTTTCTGAATGCCTGCTCATCCTTTGAGCGCAACTGGTCCAGCGTCAGCCACTCGCCCCTGTCGTTGTAGAACTCATCGGGAGACATGCCGCCATCACGAATCAGCCTGGCGCGCGTTTCTCCGACAATCTCAGCTTGTCGCGTGAACGACTGCCGGGAGAACCAGTCCTGGTAATTCGTGTCAGCCGGAACCTGTCCATCCATGCTGGCGCGCGAGCTATCCTTGATTTCGCCGACTTTAATATCCAATTCCTCGGACGATTTCAGGATGTAAGTTTCGGTGCTCCGACAGCAAAAGTGGATTTTCCCTGGTCCCTGCAAATAAGGCACCTTGTGCCCTATCGGTTTGTTATCCAGCGTGTACTTGAGTCGGTCGCGGATCCGACAATCCTTTGATGTCCGGTTATCCAAAGTAGATAACCACTGCTTACCCTTCAGAATGTCGTCGTTCGCCGACGCAAAGCTTTGTCTGGCTGTCGATGCAAGATGCCCTACTGCCGTTTTTGCAATGCTGGCTGCATTGGCCCGGCTCATCTGCAGCGCGCCGTCCTGGTAACCACGATTAGCATGGCCACGGACCTTTTTTGCGATTTGCTCCTGCGTATCGCCCAGCAGGAATCCCTGCCGCACCGTATTGGATATGCGCGCCATCCGATCAGCTTCGAGGTTGCTGGCCCATTCACTCAGCAAACGTCCCTGGAATGGACGCCCCATCGCCGCGGCATAAACCGCATCCGGGGAGATGCCCACCAGCGGATGAAGAGCAAGAACATCGTCGGGAATAGCAAACTGGAAGAGGCTCATCTGAAAAGTGGCTTCGTGCTTTGCCAGTTCCTGCAACTCGGCAGTAAGAGCTGCATACATCGACTGAATCGCATCCTTGTTTATTGCCCTGACGCTTACCAGTAACGTTTCCAGCCTAGAAACGGTAAAGCTCTCGGCGTCCAGCGTATCAATAGCCACCAGCAACCTTGCGGTAAGTTCGGCGTCGCTGTCATTCAGGACTTTTATCATCCTGTTGGCAACGCCGGTACTGTAGCGACTCACCCATATAGCGTGGGCTATGGATTCATCCTGCAGTTTGTCATTCGCCGTTGCCATTATTGCCACCAATCAGGTTAGGCGCGCCGTTACGAATTGCGTCAATGACAGTTTCAGGGTCATCAGCGGGATCTATCAGGTCAAGCCTCTGCAGAGCTCTGACCATATCCGTGTCGCGAATCGCACCGTACTGCCAGGCATTGACGATTGCCGTTACCATGCCGGATTCTGCGACTTTGGCGATAAACTCCTGATTGATGCTGTAACGGTATTCCTCGCCTTTTATGCCGAGGTATCTGGCGCACCAGCCGAGCGCCAGCGTATAGGCCTCCGAGACATTGGAAACGCAAATGCCGAGCACCGATGTGGATGCGGTTTGCTCGCCGCTGGATTGCGTGGCGGTTTTAACCGCGCCGTTCTGCTCGATAAGCCGGGCGCCAAGCTGAACAGAATAATCACGCTTACTGTCCATCGCCTCTTTAGCCAGGGTGTTTGGTTGCGCCTGAGCATACGTAAAACTCCCTTCCTTCGGCAGCAGGAAAGGAGAACGAGAACCGACACGAATTCCCTTATCCTGCAGCCAGTCACGCCAGGCCGTATCAAGCCCGGAAATCACCGGCTGCACCTGACCGCAGAAAAATACGCTGTCTTCGTAATCTGCAGAATTACGATAATGGCCAAGGTTAATTTCAACGAGGGCGGCTAAAGGCGACTCGTCGATGCTGGGATCGTTATTTTGTGCACCAACGAAGGTAAAGGGGATCTCATCCCAAAAATCCTCACCTTTAGGCTTCGGGTGATACTCAGAATCGACAGAAAAAGACCCTCCATCGGCCGACTTTCGCCACACCCTGCAGATAAACTTGCCGTCCTCCAGGGCAAGTTCGCGATACTGGATTTCATCCTCGTACGCAAAACCATCTTCCTTTTCCATGCATTCGCGTAAAACCACCAGCACCAGTTGATCACGTCCATTGATGCGTTTGGTGCGCCAGTTAATGATGCTTTCCGCCTGATAACGAAGGATGATCGCCTCGTCGGTCTCAGCTGCATAATCCGTATAAAGCCCCTCGCGCGCGGCCTCCAGAATATTTTCTGTAACCTGCTGGGACTGCTGATAAATGCTGGCACCAGCACCATCGGCGTTATCACGAAGATAATTCAGTTTATCCGGCGCGGTCATGGTCGGGTCTTTTCTGAATGCCAGCCCCAGTAAACCCACCTTTGTATTGCCCGTTATCGCGTAGAAAACGGCGCGCTGAATGTAATCAGCATTGCGCTTTTTATTGCGTGCAGACTTATCGGACGGATCCAGAAAAGGGAGGTATTCATTCCCGGCGGCCTTTACAGCATCAGCCCCTTTGCACACGTCACGAATTTTTTTCCACACGGGCATTGCCGCCCTGACCTCAGGGCGAACGTAAGTAATATCGTTATTGGCCATCAGAATGTCGTGTCCAGTGAAATAGAGAATGCAGGTCGAACGATTGGGAATTGCTTCACAATGAAGTAACCGGCGCCATCGTTGGGGTGATCGTTATCGCTCTTTTTATCCGGCTCGCCGTTTTTATCCCACACCTGTTGTTCCAGGCAGTCGGCATAGACCGGGCAACGGGCCACATTCACCTTGTACCGGCGATCGCCATTACCATTGCAGAACATGGCGTTCATGGAGTTAATGCGGTCCTTTACCGGCGGGTTAGCATCATCAACGATGACGTTAAATCCGGCCTGCCGGAGCTGCTCAATATCTGTTTTGCTGGCGTTGTTTGACTTCCTGGAATCACCAGAGGCATCCGGGTAAATATAAATCTCGCGGACCTTGCGGTAGTCACCGTCGGCATACAGCCAGAAACGTTCCTTGATGATGCGTATCATGTCGGGCGTATCGTAAGCGTTGATAATCTCTGTTACCGCGTGTGGTAAGCCGAGCCGCAATACATGGACGATCCCGGCCATCTTCCCGACGTTGAAATCCATCCCGATATAGAGCGCTTCATCTGGCTGCTCTTCCTCACTGGAATTATTCAGCACCCTGTCGAACTGATGATAAATGGTGCCACTGGTCAGGTTAGTAAACTGGCCGTTCAGATATGCCTTGATCAATTCCGGCGGGTAACTCGCCAGGAGTGAAGGAATATAGTCATCCGGCAGGTTCTTTTCGTTGTCGAATGTCGAAGCCTGTACCAGACCATACATCGACCTCAGTTCAGGCTTTTCCCTCACAGCCTTAACAAACTGGTTATAGACGAACTTAAATCCTTCAGGTGTGGTAGTCACGTCAATGCCATTACGCAGACCATCAACCTTATAACGCATACGCGCGATTATTTTTCGCCACGCCTGACGCGCCTTATCCGCTTTCAGAACGTCGAGTTCATCCACCAGCGCATTGCCGATTTTAAAGCCTACTATCGTGTCGGGCTTTTCCATCGACCGACAAATTGTCGTGCCGCGGTACTGGCGCCCACTGTAGAAATGGACCTCTTTGTTGCTTTCAACGATTTTGACTTTCAGTCCCCAGTCGTGAGCAACTTCTTCCACCGTGGGGTAGAAAATATCGCGGATCTGAGGATAGGTCGGGGCAAAGTAGCCCTGGTTTATTTTGGGGAACTCCCAGAACCCTTTGCATATTCCACCGCAGCCAACCCATGTCTTACCGGATCCAAAACCAGCTACATAGGCTTTGAACTTCTGCTGCATAGCCAGAAAACGAGCCTGGGGAACGTTAAGCGTCGGAGCTATCGCCATCCTCTTCCCTCACTCGCGCATCGACTACGTTGATATTGATCGCAACTGGCGTTGGTTCGTCATCTTCCGGGTCAGCGGCCAGCTCTTTACGGAGCTTGTCGATCTCCAGCTGCCGGCGCTCGATTTCAATCTGCTGTAGACGCTGGGCGAACTCACTGTCAGCCAGGCCGAGACGTTTCATCACCGCCTCGTACATGCGCTCACGGCTGATGGCGGTTATCTCAACGCCATTCTTACCAAGCTTCACACCGGAATAGGCAAGCGCAGCATCCGGCGCCAGCTTGCGCGTATCGGCGAAGAAAGGCTGGCCGATGCCATCACCCTTACAGCGAGGACATTTCGGGTTAGGCGAGCTGGTATGGTCGTAACCGTAGCCGCCTCTGTCGTTTGGCTCTTTCCCTTTCTTCGCTAAAGCCTCAGCCAGCTTCTCTTCGTACTCCACGGCATCACGCCATTGATACTGATGACCAAAGCCCCAGCAGTAACGGCAGCTCCCGCGGCGATACTGAGAAAGCTGGTTAGCATCGAAGGTGGCCAGGCGCCACATCTGCTCAAGCACTTCATCAGCACTTCCCAGCGTGCGCACAATGGATGCTTTCTGCTGCTGCGCAATGGCCTGCGCAATACTAACTTTTGCTAACAGCCTTGCTCCCTGCTCATTCGCTGTCTTCTTGCTGTACCCGGCACGGATAGCGGCCTGCGTGGCGTTGTTGTCCTTCAGGTATTCCGCGACAAATAAACGCTGTTGATCGGTGAGTCCATCATCTTCCACCAGCTCTTCTGCGCACTTTTCCTTTTGCGCAGTGCGCAATTTCTTCTGCGCAGATTTTTGCGCAGTTTGCGCAGTGGGTTTCTTGATGTATCGGCGGGCAGTAGCGTAATTCAGTCCCTGCGCTTCACACCAATCCTTCGGTGATACGCCGGTTGCGGCATGATCGGACAGGAACCGTTGCTGAAGCTCGCCCCAGTCCGGTTTTGCCATGGATTATTCCTATTTAACGTGAGGGAGAAAAAGGAATTACTGATTCTCCATAAAATATTCACTTTTATGTTTTGGAATTAAGGCTCTTTAGTTCAGGAGTTATTATGAAAAGAATTATGCTTGCTGTTTTTGTGATCTGTGGTGCGCTGTCACTTTCAGGATGTATCCTTCCCCCTGGTCCCCATGGAGGCGGACATGGTGGAGATCACTTCCATGGTCCTGAGCATCGTTAATCGCCTGAGGGCTTTCATTTTACAAATGATGAAAAAGGCCGCAAAAATATGCGGCCTTTGGTCACTACCAACCAGCGTATAAAGAATCTCTCAGGAGCCAACAGAGAGAGGCTTTTCTGCTTTTTAACTGACCACTGCCGTTTTGGTGTTGGCTGGCAGTGATAACGTGATGATAGCTTCATTTAAGTTATCGAAAGCATTTAAATATCGAAAGAGCTCATTGAACCAATCATTTTCAACTTGCCGGAACATTCAACCAGAGCACCAGGCATCTCTGCTGGTCTTTTGATGGCAATTCTCAGCTCTCCCGAACGAGGCCGGTAACTAACAATTTATTCGACAGTTTCTTCGGCATTAACCCAAAGATCTAGATGCTTGATGTAGCGTTGGATGGGCACATAAATAACCACCCCATCTACAAGGTTAACGGACTTGATAACATATCCCTGCGGAGCTAAATAATCCCCATCACAATGAGGGTGAATAGAGTGCTCGTCACCGTATCGATAACCATGCGGAAGTTGAGGGAGTGAATTTCTTGTCATGGGCAGCTTCTTAGATAGAAGGAATTGAAAATCCATAGTGCCTTAATGCACCTGACTTAGATACCAACTTTTCATTTTTCAGCGCTCTGTTGTCTCGTATTCTGATTTTTTGTTCATGTGGCCATGTAAATTTCAATACCTAAAGTGTTCTGCGTTTGTAGCTGAATTACCTGGAACCCTTCTCTGTGAGCTGCGAGCAATTGGCCTGCACTGCTTTGTTGTGCGCCAGGATGTCACGCTTGGTCTGCTTATCCAACACATCGATATCGTGGTCAGTCAGGTAGATGATCCGCACCCAGCTGCAGGCCGTGTCAACGACTACCGGGGCGGGTAAACTTTTCGCGCAACTCCCGATCAACATCGTCATCGCCCATACGCTTAACGTCTTCCTGTACATCGCTGGCCCCTTTCGTGACTTCAGCACGGCGTTCTGCCGCGGCGACAGTAGCAGCGGCGTTCTCTTCGGTACGTTGCTGATCAGCTTTGGCTTTCGCCTTACTGGCCCCGCGAGCATGACCAATGCCGAACGCGCCAGCAATAGCACCCAGGATGACGACCACAAGTCCCGCGATAATTTCAAAGCTCATTGCTGCTCCTTCAGTTCGTCGGCCTTTTCTTTCAATGCTGGCTGGCGTACGTATTGCGATAGTACGGCCAGCACCACCAGCGCAGGGCTAATCAACGCAACGATGTTTGGCGGCAGGATGTTTTTGATATCCGGCGGCAGCACCGCCCAGGCGTGCAGCGCAGCATCCGGGAACGACTGCGCCCATACACCAACCAGCGCGCCGATAGCTCCCAGCTTTACAGACCACGTTTTCAGCAGCAAGCTGGCATGCCCTACGAACTCCAGCCGGGTATATTTGCGCAGAAGTAACAGAACGAGCACAGCCACCAGCACAAGCAAAGCGAAAATGATCATCTTCACAGGACACGCTCCTTAACCCAGCCGTAGAGAAAATCCTCGTTGGCTTCGCGGCCCTCCGCCAGTTCGAGGTATCTGGCACCCTGGCTGCAGTTCAGCGCACGCAACAGAACCTGTTCACCCTCTTTCCCGCGGGCGGAAAGGTATCCCTTAAGCGCGGTGATGGTTCGGGGACCAATGGCACCATCCGGAATCAGATCGGGATACAGCTTTCCGCGCATATTCATTGCGGTCAGCCAGCGCTGGAAAAACTTACTGGCTACAGATGGCCCCATGTTCACGCCAGTGTCGCAAAGCTCATCTGCCAGTAACGTAGATAGAGCTGCCACCTGGTCAAACCGGGGGCCGGTCCAGTAATCGCTCAGCAGGATTTGCTTTGCTGTTTCCCTGGGCAGGTTCCGCATATCACCGGTGTAGCCATGTGCACGGGCGGTGGTCTGCGTGATGCCCCAGCGGGTCGGCCCGCCTTTATCCGACGGATGATCGACATAACCACCCTCCTTGCCGAGGATCCCCTCGATAATCTGATCTGCTGTCATGGCGCCTTAACTCCGGTAATGCGTTCCCATAAATAGGTCAAAGCAACAGAACCCATTGCCCCGCTAATTCCGGAAGTGGCCAGTATCATGTAAATGCTCAGTCCGCTTTCAATGCTCACCAGGCCAGCAATAACGCCGGTAAACCCTGAAACCACCATTTGGGCAAGAGCATTGATCAAGCTCCATGTTGCCTTGCTCTGCTTCACATCTATCAGGTAGCGGACAAGTCCACCCCAGCAAGCAATGATCAGCAGAACCAGCCAGGACATCCCGGCAATGCTCTCTTTGTCTTGCATACGTTTAGCCATAGTTACCGCCTCCGATGGAAGATCGGGAAGCTGTGTGTTTGAAAAGGGTCAGGCCCGTCAGGCTGGATTTAACAACGAAGCGTGTCGATGATGATTCCTGCGGGACCTGATAATAAAAAAGCCATGCAAATGCATGGCCTTGTGATTTGAATCCGTTATTTACAAAATGTATTCGAGACAGTATCTTTCGACTTCCGGACAAAAAAACATATACCGGGACAAAATCTAAATGTAACTGCCTTGCCTGCATGAAACCATGCGGGCTTTTTTTTTGCCCAAAGAAAAAGCCCACCGAAGTGGGCCTTACAGCTATCATCATTTTTTATTAGGTGTGGTGCCGGGTGCCTCCCGGTAAGTCGCCGCCAGTCCACAGACGACTCGCAATGCGCAAAAAAACATATCAGACTGGCAATGCCCCTCCGCATAGGGGGATTCACCACACCAGAAATTTAACATTCAGTCTTTCTGGTTTCAATACTCTGCTTGTCTGAGGTATAGGCTCACCATAACCGCCCAGCCTGATGTTATCAGCGTGTAGCGGCTTGTTTTTCTCTTTGATAAAATTGATTCGCAAATGATTAAAACATCAACTGGTGAAAATATGAGTAAGTACTCAGACCTTTTACAGGTAATCAAGTCCCGGGTTTGTCAAAATAACAACTTCCCCCAAACATTACTGGCAGACTCACACAGTTACAGAGCCAGGCAGGTTTGGTATCGAATAGGACAAATATTCACTCTTGAATGTATTCTCGATGAGTACAGGAAACATTTTTCATCGGATTATTATTATCTTGATAACGATAAGGCTCTTCATCACCTTATCTTCGAAATGACCAAGTGGAAACCTGAAGAGATTAGAAGACTCTCGCTAAACGACTGTCTCTTTATCATTGCCAGTCAACTAAAGCCCAGTTATATGTCAGAAGATGCTGCCGCTGTCCTGGCGTCACTCAATCTGCCGACTGGCCACTATCCTGTTGAGGATTTTCCACAAGAGGACTGGGATCCCAGGGAAAACTCAGTATTCCTTCAAAGCTACCAGTAGCGACTCGCCCAATCTCCGCAGAGATCTGACTCAGCCGCTCCTCAAGAGCGGCTTTTTCTGCTATCAGACGGTTGAAGTGGGCAAGATAGATTTTCTGTTGCCCAAGCCAGTCTTCAAGCTGTTGAGTGGTCATGCCCGGGTTAAAAAAATATGGTTGCTGCATAGCTTCCCCCAGATAAGTTACGCATTGTGATCGGGATTCGCTTCAGACGCTGGCCCCTCTGCCGTTCTGGTGCTGGTTGACGGAATCGAACCGCCGACATCCTGCTTACAAGGCAGGCGCTCTACCTTCTGAGCTAAACCAGCAATCTGGTTCAGGGCTCTGCGCGGAGGGCTTTAACGTATCGTGCAGCACGTCTCTACCCAAGAGCCCTGACCGGATTGCAGATACGAAAAAGCCCCGGCATTTGCCGAGGCTTTAAATTTTTTCTTCAACGGTGAACACACAATGCCCATCGTTAGAACAAATTAACACGAATTCGGGAAAAGTAAATATCTCACCGCGTTATTTGTTTGAGTTGGGCCTCTGCCCACGCCTCCTCTATATCGAATTTAGTGATCAGCACGTCAAAGAACGGTTTAACCGACTTTTTCCAGGTGTCCAGAGTGATGGCGTCCGTTATCTGGCAAATGGCCCTATGTACAGCAGTGGAGAGGATTCGCTCATACCCGCGACCGCCACAGCGTTTACAGTTGCCCATCACAGGCACTCCCTGCTTCTCCGTCTCATCCTGGTTCACTACCTTCCCCCGACCGTGGCAGTCGTTACAGGCGGCGCTAACAGTCCCTTTTCCCTTGCACTTTTGGCAAAGCACCCGGACCTGCTCCCGGACCGACTTCACCTCCTCCCAGTATGATGGATAGATCCCCTTTGTAACTTTGACCCACTTCGGCGGTTTGCCGTCCGGATACGTTATTTTGTTGGTGAACGCCACTGCGTCGATGAATCCAGACCCATTGCAGCAGTCGCATGTTTTTTTACTGGAAGCACTGCGGGAGTAATCCTCAAAGGCGTACTCTGCGAGGACCCGTATAACCCGGGGTTTTACGTTTGGCGAGAGCTTTCGCAACGCAGCAACCTTATCGCATTTTGTCAGCGCGTACTCAGCCAATAGTCCGATAGCTCGATCCCGGTCATTGTTGCTTATGCCCATCTTGCCCAGGAAAGCGCTATACCCCATAGCGGCACGTTCCTGGGTCATGCCCATTGCTGCCATGATGTCGGTGCCGGTCAGTGAATCAGAGGCGGTAGCACGCGGAGAATCGCTAATCAGCGTGGATTTTGCGAAGTGGTATTTCACTGTGTTTTCAAGATTCACGCTGCGGCCCTCTTTGGCTGTTTTGGTTTGGTCTGGTTCAGGTTGTGCTTTGCTACTGGCGGCATACTGGCGCGCTTAACGCTCTCGGTTTGGTACTGCATTAAGTGATCGAGGGTCATAGAGATTCCCCAATGATGATCTGCCCTTTCTCGCCCCATATTTTGGTGATGCGGCAATCCCAGACGTGTGAATCATCCTCATAGAGGGCGTCCATTAGGGCTTTCAGCATATTGTCGCAGTCGGGCTTTGACTGATGTGGACGTCCTGCGTATTGCGCTCTCTTTTTCTGACTCCAGCTTTGCGGCATAGGCATGACGAACGTGACGTGAGCGCCGGAGTCTGGCAGGTGAATTTTGCGCAGACGAGCTTCATCACAGAACGCCTGGTAACGTATTACTTCCGGACGCTGCTTCCACTTATCAGCTCTGGTCATCCTGGGTTTGCCGATGGGCGTGATATCGTAGATTTTCATGATTTGATGAGTCCCTCTTTCCGCCAGATTTCCAGGGTGCGCATTACCCCCTCTGCGTGCATCAGGCGCAATTCGTCGTAGGTGAAATCGGTGGTTTTGGTTCTGCCGTCGATTACGTCATGGCACCCGTTGCAGGCGATCGCCGCCTGAGTATCGTCAGGCTTGCATCCTGTGCCGCACGTACCCGCCAGGCGGTAATGCGCCAACACGCTGGTTTCCGGGTTGCCGTTGCAGTAACCAGGGATCCGCACTGTACATTCGCGACCTCGGGCCGCTTTGCGAAGGTTCGCCATACTCACCCCCACATCCTGTTGCGCCAGCGAGAGTCTGGCCGAGGCGGATTTTTGTCCTTCACCAGCTGCGCGCTGACGGTCCATGTCATAAAGTCAGGGTTTAAGCTTCGTTCGACCTTTACGCCCCGCTGACGATATCTCGCTACCAATTCGTCGGCCTGCTGCGTTGTGCATTCGAGATGGTGAAACCATGAGTGTTTCATCGGCATCACCCCGCGAAGCTTAAAAGCTGGTTGGCGGCGTTCTCAGCTTCCTGCAGGCTGTTGAATGAACGAGAGAGGATCCACCGCCAGAGAACATCCAGCGATGCTTTGTACAGTTCCTGGAACTCGCATTCGTCCATGCTTGCGAAAGAAATGCTGCGAGGGTGTTTTTTCAGCGTGCCGTCCGGCAGCTGTATGGCGTCATAGTGGCCGGCTTCAACGATGACCCACGCCCGGTAAGCATCGAAGGATTTGCAAATACTGATTGAACCGGATCGCTTCTCGGCTATTCGGTCGAGATATTGCCCGGCGGCATCAAGTAACGCCGACTCACTCCCGCCATATGCAGCAAGGTATTTGGCATAACCTGTGATAAGCCTGCGCTCGTTAGACGAAATCGCCCCGCCGGTAGGTTCCCAATATTCAAAACCGAGATTGAGCAAAGAAAAGTAACGGCGGTGAAACGCCGGGTTGCGGACAAGTTTATACTCAGCCTCCAGAACAGCGCCGAGCTTGCATTTTGAATGCAGAAATTCTCTGGTCTCCGGCGTTGCTGGGATCAGGATACCTTGAGACTGTTTTATTAAGTGAAGCTGCGCCATCACGTTCTCCGGTGGCGCATTACTGTCAGGTGGCTGGTTGTTCAGACCAGCACTGCAAGTATGATGTAGCTAGCTGTTAAGAGTCAATTTTAGAATTCATTTCCTGAATTATTTCTACCAGGGTTGCTCTTGACCAATGATGCTCATCATGTGTTAATTTTCTCGTAGAGACCTCACCTTTCATATTAGAAAAAATATACCGCTCATTAGCTTCTAATCGAAATGAACACACTACAGTGCCGCTTCCATCTGTTATAGTGGCCAAAAAAACTCTTTTACTAATTGGTTCAACACCTCTAATTACCCTTTTCTTCGAACGACATTTGCTTACAACATAGAACAATTCACGCCTTTTAACACGTTTAACCACATCACCTCCATATATTGATTAACTGTTACCGAGTTAAACCCATAAATCTCCTAAAAATCACAAGCCTGACCCAATGAAATCATTCAAACAAACACAAACGCCCCAAGGAAATGAAACGACATCGATACAAGCATTACACAACCTAATTAATATCACAACACATAAATACATCAAGAAATATTTCAAAAAAAATTAAAACACAACAAACACAACAACATACCTTAAAGTGACATGTGTTTTAAATAAACACAAATAGCCGCGCAACATCTATGGTGACAAATGAGCATCGAATTACACAAGCAATAAAACAAATTGTTTTGTCAGATAAGAAAACAACCTAAAAAGTTGTTTGATGACAACCCGAGAACATTTGACGTTGTTAATCATGGTAAACGAACCTATTAGGTTGCTTAAAATAAAAACACAGCCTTGATACCAACTTTTATAGCTACACAAAAGTGTTTTGCAGCCACCCCCTCCCAAAAGTTACTTTTTCCCTTCGCCGATAAAAGTGTTTTACCAACTGCCAAAAAGTAACTTTTCTTAGGGCAACAGGTAGAGCTCATCACACTACTGCAAAAGTAACTTTACCCAGCAATCGCCAATACCAAATAACAAGAAAGAAGTCAACAGCCATTTTTTGGAAAGATAGGAGGTTAGTCTGAAACAACAGAAACAAAAATCCCGCCAAAGCGGGTTTTATCATGCTGCAATACTTTTTTCAGGCAAATCTCCGGCAGATTGGCCCTTACCACCACTTTAGCATGAAGCGGAGTTACCCCATGGGGGAGATTAGACGTTAAACGCCCTTTTCAAGGTTTTACCAGACTAAATTTTATTGTATCCCGATATACTCCTGGATGGCCTGGCACAAACTTACACTTTTTAATAGCAACCTCAGTTTCCCTGAAGAAAACCTCATCGCCCTTAATGTCTACTGAGTACACTTCGCCTTTATCATTAACCCATGCTGCATAATCGACACGCCCTTCAGTTCTCATTGCCTGAGCCTTGACTGGCATCACTGGCGTGGGACAACTTATACGCGAAGGTGCTATTTCTTGTTTATTATCAAGAGCAAACACCACGGTTGATATAAGGGAAGCACAAACCAGAAGTGATGTTTTTTTCATAAACGATACCAACTGTTGTTTTCCATACGTCCAGAGCTCACTAATACGCATTTTGCATGCAACGCCGGATAACGCAAGGTCAACGTTAACCTTGTTCTGCTCGTCTTTCGGTTTGGCTGCAATGCTCCACTTCGACATACCCCCCTCGGTTGATGGAGGGGGGTATAATTTATTTTTGTTCGTAAGGGTCGCCTTTCATAAGCAAACTTTCGGGTATGGGTTGAGGTTTTAACCTGTCAATAAGAGCATTAATCTGTACTGAATCTGTTGATGCCCCGATGGCAACTGCATATGTTTTCCCATCAAACTTATGTTGAATAACGTCAAACACTAGGACTGGTCTAACTATAACTGGCTCATTGGCAGACTCAACCGTTAACTCAGTAACCCTTAATTTATCTCTTGGATAATCATACCGTTTAATTTGCCCTGTTAGACCTTTTCCTATAAGCAAAAAATCGACTTCCATAAATCCTCCGCATAGTAGGCAGCTGCCCATTTATGCTGACCACATTAGCATTTGGTTTGAATAAAAACATGCGACAGACAATGATTTATCGGCTATTACGTCAAATCTGATGCCTCCTGCGGGGCGGTTGCGAGCATGGCGGCGCGGCAGGTTTTTTCCACCCACTCCAGATACTTCTCTTTCACCCCTTCATCCAGTCCGCCGCAATCGACGAGATTAACAACCAGTTCGCGAGCCAGTTTTTTGAAATCCGGTATTACCGGCGCTGGCTGCGCGTGGCGATAGAGCGTGAGGAACTCTGCATTTTCCCCGGCATTCTCTTTGAGGAATGAGAACTCGTTTTCAGTAAGCTCTTGCCAGCCTGTGGTTAAGCCGTTGTAGGGATTGCGCTCCCGGTACAATATCACCGGCTCGATGGCCTTTTCGGCCAGCGCCATACGGGCCAGTTCTTTGCTTTCGCCATGCTTCAGGAATCCATCTTCAGCGATTTCCTGCAGGCGCTCTCTGGTTAATTTGCTGGTCATTAGTTAAGCCCTCACCCAGCCTTTGGATGTACTGCGGATTTTTCCAGATTTACGTAACGCCTGAAGCCGGCGATCGAGAATGCGGAAAGGTTCTGGCTTATTCTCATCCTTTGCGATGCGGCTGCATTCTTCTGCTACATCCATGACGTACAGGCTGGAAAATGGCATAGGATGCGCATCAATTTTGCTCATTATTTTTGAGTCGAGTAATTCATATTTGGTCATTGGTTGGCTCCTTCTAACGCCGCTGCTATCTCTTCGAAAAAGCCATCTCGGGTATGGCTGGTCATTGCTGGTAAAAATACGGACATCAGCCTGTTTGTGTTGCAGTTCTCATCGTCTGCGAACAGAGCGATTTTTTTATCCAAGCGCACCTTCGCTTCCTGCAACTGCTCGTTTTTCTTGTTAGTGCGCTGGATATAGTCGGCAATGATTTCTATAGCCTTGTTTGTGTATTTTTCGACGTGTTCAGTCATGTGAACCACCTATCGCCTCAATCGTTTCCAACAACAACCGGCGGCGCGTATTTTCTGCAAAGTGACGGCGCCCGATTTCTTTGTGGTAAAACTCGTTTTTACCGACGACCCACATCCGCTCTGTCTGGTGCAGTTTTTTTACCTGCGGACCGTCTTTGGTGATCACGGTGCCTGTATGGGTTTTGATAATTGTCATACGGCCTCCCCAAGCACCCAACGGAGTGCGCTCGCATACTCACCATCGGCAGATTCCAGGGCTTTTGTGATTTCTTTGCGGGTTTTCAGGCGAGGCTTTGCATCACCGAGGATCTGACGCTGACGCCGGGCTCTTTCATGGCCGGTTGCGCCAGCAATTGCCGCTTCGATTTCAGAGACCTTATCCCGCTGCTCTTCTGGTTTAAGCGATGCCAGCTGACGCGCCTGGGTAACGGTGACTGTGCCAGCCTCCACCGCTTCCCTGACGGCCTGAGTAGCATCGAGGAGGGAGAGCGTTGCTCGAACGGTCTGAACGCTGCAGCCAAACAACACCGCAATGTCGTCCTCATCTAGCCCGCGGTCGAGCGCGTCTGACATTTTTTTAGCCCGGCCCAGCGGTGTATCAGGACGGCGAATTTCGTTTTCGCTGACCATGTATTTAGCCATCTGATTTGCTGATCCGCGCTTAACGACTCCGGGAACAAGCAGTGGATCTTTGCCTTCTTTCAGACGTAGTTTATTTGCCTCAAGGGTATGTTTAACGCGCTGACGGCCAACAACTACGCAGGTGAGCCCCGTTTCAGGGTCTTTCCAGACGATGATCGGCTCAAGTACACCCAGCTCCGCAATGTTCAGTACCATCCCTTCCTCGAGCGGCAGGTGTACACGTTCATCGTAAAGTGGGTGGGTCTTATCGGTGACCAGGTGCAGGTTTTCAGGCTCGAAATTGAGCACGTTTGTTTTGCCGCTGGCACCGTATACATCGATTGAATTCTTAGCCATGAATAGCCTCTTGAACATCTAAAACTCGCTGAAAAACAGGACTGCCAAGCAGGCTGTAATTCATCCCAACAGCAACTTTCGGCACCAGGCCAAAACGCTTCATGTCAAAGTCGATGACGGCCCGCTGATCGCGGAACAGCCCCAAACGACCATGCCGGACAACCTCGCCGGTCGCTTCTGCTTCGGAAAAATACCGTTGGACAGTAGCGCGGCTCAGCCCCAGTTTTTTCATTGCCTCGGCGGTCGTGAGTCGCCCCTGATGCCTGGTGATCCGAATCACTGCGCGGACGTACTCTCTGCGCTCAACTGCTGACAATGCTCTAGCCATGATTCCGCCCTCTGCCTAAACCGAATTTCGCGCGGATTTCCGCGATTTTGTTTAAGCCCTGTTCGTTGCTCAGCGGACGTCCGCCAAGCTTTGGGATCTGCTTAACCGGCTCGGGAATCACTTCCCCGGCATTCAAGCGACGAACCATACGCAGCAGCTCATCCTGCGCCTTACGTCGCAACTCAGTGTCGCTGAGGCCGTTTGCGCGCATGTCTGCGTACAAGCCAGTAACCATCCAGTAGCAGGCTTTGTGTTTCAGCGTTAACGGTTCGATTTTGTGCTCAGGCCATGGGTACGACTCAGCGTCTGGATACTGGCCGCGAGTCCGGCAATACTGGTAAACCATTTCAACCAGCTCACTCGCATCTGGCAGGCCTACAGTTACCGCCTCCTCAGAACGACACCAGGCGACGAACTGTCCCGGTGATGGCATGAATGGTTTTTCCTGTTTGCGCGCAACCCGCATACCTGCGTTAATCTGCTCAACTGTGGTGATCCCGTTCTCTTTGAACGCCAACAACCACTGGCGACGCATCTCGTTGAGGTCTTCCACAGATTTGTTGGCCAGCACCGGGAATACGGCAAGCAGCTGGCGGAACAGCTCGTTGAAGATCTCCGCAGTCTTGGCCGCCTGGCGCTTTAATGCCTGCTCGTCCTGCATTTCCGGAAGCCCGGCAGCCACTCGCTGGAAGTTTTCACGGTCGAAGTTGTGCATGCTTTCTGCGATAGATTTCATTCGAGTACCCCGTTGATCCAGTCTGTGTTGTCCAGCGCACTGGCGCCTGATGCGCTTCTGGATGGACCATGGCTGCGCAGGCGTTTAGTCGTGAGCTGATCCCACTGTTTCCGCAGGCTGGTGGGGCTCAGAATGTTGTTCTGCCAGAAGCTGTCTTCATTGGCCCACTTGAACAATTCGCAAATTTCGTAATGGCTGCGTTTGTCCTGCATGCGCATCAGACGGATGGTATTTGCCCATTCAACCCAGTTCGGCTCTGAGAGGGAGGCATTCACGGTGAGGGCTTTATCGAAAATCCATTGCGCGGCTTTGAGGTCGTCAGCTGTTCCCCAGGATTTACCCGCAGGGGTATAAATCCCATCGGCCGCTTCTGGATGACGAGAGAGAAACTTCAAAGTTTCCTCGTTTCGGGATTCTTTAGAATTCCGAGACGAAGAAGATCTTTTACTATTGTTCTTGTTCTTGTATTGGGTGTCTCCCGTTTCCGGGAAAGGTTTTCCCGTTTTCGGTAACACTTTTCCCGATTCCGGGAAAGGTTTTCCCGTTTTCGGTTTGTCTAAAACCCACTCAGATAGCTCAGTATTTATACCGACAATTTTCATCACTCCCTGCTTATGAGCGAAGATAATTTTCCGCTCCGCGAGAGATTTGATTGTGTCGGAAATATGCGACTCTCCGAGGTCTGTCAGCTCAGCAATCACCGTGTTTGTTACTCGGTCCTGCTTCTTGTTCCATCCATAGGTAAGCCAGATAACAGCCTCAAGACACTGCCACTCACGACCTGACATCCGCAGACGCGGCTTGAGCTTCTGTATCTCGTTTGCGATCTTGGTATACCCGTTAGCCAGGTCGGCCATTTGACCTCCCGAACGCTCGGTTTTAATCGGAAAATTGATAACTTCAGCGGTATTTGACATACTCACTCCGTGAACTAAGAGCCCTTTTTTCACACCCCGAAGACTGGCTGTGTTGGCGCACAACAGTCTTCACCCTTTTAGAACAACCCAGCCTGGTCGCCGCCCTTTCGCACTTTGCGCTTTGCTTCCCGACGTTCAGCTGCGCTGGTCTGCTTCTCTGCCCATAACTTTGCGTATCGCATAACATCGTCAAACATTCCCCCTTTGCGGCTTGCCTGTGACATCCGCTTGTACATATCGACCGCCTGGTATGCCCCCCCCCTGAGCCACTGCTTGCGTGAAGCCCAGGCGAAGAAGTTCCTCGCGGACATTCTTTTCAATAAATTCGATGTGATTCATGGAACCTCGCTTACATCACGCCGAGCATTGAGCTCACGATCGTCATCAGCGCTCCTGTCTGCTCAGGCATTAGCCTGAAAAGCGACGCAATCCCCTCGCTCACTTCCTTCAGTTTCTGGTGCTCTGGCGCGTTCAGCATCACCGCCTGCTTTGCTTCAGCGCATTCCTTCATGGCCGAAGACAGGCGCGACAAAATATCGTCCTGAGGCATCAGACGATGTCGGAACTCCAGCGGAAGAACGGCCATGATTGCCGGGGTAAGAAGGCGAACGTACTCGCGATAGCGCTCAGACTCGGCCGGGTTGTCCAGGTAGCGAAAAAGCTTCTGTCGGGCACGGCTGATATCATCAGGGAACGCGATCTCCTCGCCGCCCTGCTGGCGCCACTCATGGATGATATGTGCCGACACAACATCCTGGCCCTCAGCTGCAGCCCAGGCGCGAACAGCAGAGCGAATAGCGTCGTGATCAGACTCTCTCAGCTGATTTCGCTTTATCAGGGCGCCGGTGTTGAATCCGGTATTGTGTTGAAAGGAAAGTGTTTGCATAGTCAGCCTTCCTGTTTCGGCAGGCCGTCAGTGGGGTTTGGGTAAATGTCACCACGCATCTGATGAGGGGTAACCTTCCATCCGAGAGCCTCACAAACTGGAATTACGCGATGAGCGGGGGTCTCGCTATTCAGCCAAAGGCTAACTGTTTGAGGGGTTGTGCCGAGTCGTTTAGCCAGCTCGGTCTGGCTCATGATTGAGCAGATAATGGTTTTTAGATTCGTATTCATAAAGCCTCCTTGTAAATACAAGAAAACATTACATCACCAAATTAGATATAACAAGTTTTTCTTGTGTTAATCTTGCAATGTCTTCTACAAGTAAGGCTTGTAAAATGATAAATATGAAAACAGAACAGCATGAAAACTTTGTCCGCAGGCTCCAGCTCATCCAGGATCAAACTGGCTGGAACCTATCTGAGATTGCCAGGAGAGTTACTGTTTCTCCTCAGGCTGTTCAACAATGGGCCAAAGGTGAAACAACTCCACGCGGTGAGCGCCTTAAAAGACTTGCGGCTGTAACTGGTAAACCTGAGCATTGGTTTTTCATGCCGCCAGACGAAGATGGTGAGAATGTTTCATCGCAGACAGAACCTGAAGCGCCTGGCCGGAACGAACTGGATGACAAAGAGAAAGCCCTTTTAGCTCTCTTTAACCAGATGCCGGAAGCCGAAAAGAACAGGCTAATAGTCCACGCAAAAGCCACTTTAAAAGAACTAGACCTCCTCAAGGATGACGTTCTCAGCATCATCAAAGATATTAACGATTAAATTCATATGATTAGCAGCTATCCATATCGGATAGCCGTTTCCCCACGCCCTCAATAACAACATTTTCTTGTATTTCTTCTTGTAAAAAGCAAATTTACCTTGTAACGTTATTCACATCGACAACAAACGCATTGTTGTCAGGTGGTAAACGTTCCGCTGGCCGGCGACAAGGCAGAGGTTGAAATGAGTAAACAAGGCATCAGAGCCATGGTCATTTCGGCAGTAATTGGACTCTTCATCTGGATCGCGCTTATCAGCGCACTGAGGGAGTTATTTCTATGATTGATTTCGCACGCAAACCCGCTCGTCAGCAGGCTGTTCGTTTAAATCCGCTGTCATCTTTCATCCGCCGGGTGTGCTACATGCTCGCGCAAAAAGGAGACCCTTCATGAGCACGATGTTTGCCCTGGTTCTCACCGTTAGCATGCTGACGGACGGTAATCAGGATGTCCTGCTCGGCGTTTACGACACTGAGAATGACTGCAAGGCAGCCGCAGAAGAGCAACACGTGAAAGCTGAATGTTATCCGCTGAAAGGTGTACTGGACGAGCATCCGGCCGGGTTCACGGTGCAAATGTAGGGGGAAGAATGCAGAAGAAATGCGGTTACTGCCGTAAAGCAATCGAGGGAAAACCAGTGGTAAGCACCCTGTTGTACCTCCAGGGGAACCAGCTCGCACGGAAAGAAAAAGAGTATTGCTCAGAACGTTGCGCCTCTCACGACCAGATGGCTCACGAGGGCTAACGTAAACCCGCCGAAGCGGGCTGTACGTCCGGTGCCACCGACCAAAGTTACACCGGAAATTACCAAAACCAATGACCACCCTGAATGGGCGCTACCAATGGCCCGGGGGATTCTACATCCAAAATAGAGGCTATCACATGGAATATTTTTATCTGATAAAAGCGACTCAAAAATCGGGTAAAGCTGATGCCGTAATCTGGCGCACTAATAAATCAGAAGCTCGCGCCCTTCTGCAGCTGGACGTCGATCTGAAAGACGCTGGGATCGAAACAGGCCGCGGCAAAGACTATCAAAAACCAATTCGCACCGATTTCCCGGTATTCAATGACCTTCCGGCGGAAGGTGTTCTCGATTACTCATGGTGCGAACGCTACCAGCTCGGCGATGATGGTCGCACTTGGGCTCTGAAGCCAGGTCAGGTGCCTGCGGATCATCACATCGATGATGCAGGAGTAACCTCTGAGGCCGTTACTGGCGAGCTGGTTGATGCCAATACCACTATCGACGCGGTACAAGATGAGACCGTGGAAACTTTCGGTAGTGATAAATACCAGGACGATTCTAGCGCGCTTTTTAACGTGGCCGAACTCCCCTTTCGCGCGCAGCTGCTGGCGCAGTACATGGCCGAAGAACGTCACGTTTATCATATCAGCATGCCTCACCGGCAGGAGCTGTCAGCTCTTGAAATGGACACTGATAACGCAGCCGTCCAGGATCTGATTCTGGCCGCCGAGAATGTCCCTGAAATCAAAAAATACGATATGCCGGCGCTCTGGAAATTCACCAGCGCCAATAAAAAAGTCTTCCCGGAAGGGAAACGGCATGAGCTCGGTAAGCGTATCCAGTTTGCTAAGCTGTGGTTCGCCACGAACGCGATCGACCGCGGCATTCTCACCAGGGAATGGGCTGCAGGTAACTGCATTTCTTCGGTTTTGAAAACCGATGCAGGTACGAATGCTGGCGGCGGTAATAAAACCGATCGCAACCCTGACTACACCCATACCCTTGATACGCTCGATGTAGAAATAGCCCTGGCCACAATGCCAATGGATTTCGATATCTACAATTTCCCGGCATCAATTCACCGCCGGGCCAAAGAGATCGTCCAGAAGAAAGAAAGTCCGTTCAAGGAATGGTCTGCAGCGCTGCGCAAGGTTGCAGGCATCCTGGATTATTCCCGCGCCGCCATTTTTGCCCTTATTCGTGGCGCCACCAGCGACATTCATCATTTCCCGGTAAGTCTGCAGACCTATATCAATGCGAACCTGACCGAGCATAAGCATGACGCCCATTCTGCTGAGACGCTTGAAAAAGCTGGTCATGTTTCATCTGCCGCCGTCACTCTGGACGCTGTGAAAAAGGCTATCGATGGAGATGAAGGTGTGCCTGACCTGGAAACTCTCCCAACTGATTTTCAGGTAATTGGCACTGAACTGGTGAAAGAAGCTCAAAAGAAACGCCCTGACGCTAATCAGGTTCTGGCCGCCGAACGTGGCGAATATGTCGAAGGCATCAGTGATCCCACGGATCCGAAGTGGATAACCGAAGACCTGACCAAACCCAAACAGCCTGAAGTTTCAAACATGGGCAATGGTGTTTTTTCGATTGATGGTCTGATGGATAGCCAGCCAGCACCAGCACTTTCTATCGTGGACCAAGCGCGCCAGCGCGCTGCAGAAGAAAAATTACATCCAGCTAATTCCGGGGAAACCACCAGCAATGTGCAGATGGAAACGGCTCAGCCGGTCGAAGACGAAAATGATAATGCGGTATCAGCAGGCGAAGGCGCTGATGAGCCTCCTGCGCAAACAACTGCCGTGAACATGAGCAAAATACTGGCTGAACGCTGCCCGGATCTTACCGCCGAAGTGCTGAAAAGCCAGGTTTCCGAGAATACTCATAGCGATGAAGTGGAAGAGGCTGAACAAGCAGCGCCAGCATGGCCGGAGTATTTCGAGCCTGGCCGATATGAAGGCGTGCCAAATGAGGTCTACCACGCCGCTAACGGCATCAGCTCAACGATGGTTAAAGATGCGCGGGTATCGCTGATGTATTTCGAGGCGCGCCACGTATCCAAGACCATCCAGAAGGTACGCTCCCCTGTTCTGGATATGGGAAATCTGGTGCATGCACTGGCGCTGCAGCCAGATCAGCTGGAAAAAGAATTCAGTATCGAGCCGGAAATCCCGGAAGGCGCCTTCACCACTACGGCGACGATCCGCGCATTTATCGACGAATACAACAACGGGCTTCCGGTTTTACTCAGCGCAGATGACATCAAAAGATTCCTGGAGGAATACAACGCGAACCTGCCCGCCCAGGTTCCCTTGGGTACATCAGTTGAAGAAACCGGCCAGGGTTATATGTCTTTACCTGCTGAGTTCCAGCGCATTGAAGACGGTCAGAAGCAAACCGCCACCGCAATGAAGGCCTGCATCAAAGAATACAACACCACCCTGCCCGCCCAGGTGAAAACCAGCGGTGGCCGCGATGCCTTACTGGAACAGCTGGCGCTTATTAATCCTGACATGGTTGCTCAGGAAGCACAGAAGGCGCAGCCCCTGAAAGTCTCTGGCACAAAGGCCGATCTGATTCAGGCCGTGAAATCGGTAAAACCGGATGCCGTGTTTGCCGACGAGCTGCTGGATGCATGGCGCGAGAACCCGGAAGGAAAAGTGCTGGTTACCCGCCAGCAGCTGGCTACGGCACTGGCCATTCAGAAAGCACTGTTGAATCACCCGACCGCTGGCAAGTTGTTGACGCACCCGAGCCGTGCCGTCGAGGTGAGCTATTTCGGCATTGATGAGGAAACCGGGCTGGAAGTTCGCGTGCGCCCTGACCTTGAGATAGACATGGGCGGCCTGCGCATTGGTGCGGACCTGAAAACCATCAGTATGTGGAACATTAAGCAGGAAGGCCTGCGCGCGAAGCTGCACCGGGAAATCATCGAGCGCGATTATCACCTGAGCGCGGCTATGTACTGCGAAACCGCAGCCCTTGACCAGTTCTTCTGGATATTCGTTAACAAAGACGAGAACTACCACTGGATCGCCATCATCGAGGCATCCGAAGAACTGCTGGAACTCGGCATGCTGGAATACCGCAAAGCTATGCGCGCCATTGCGAACGGTTTCGACACTGGCGAATGGCCGGCGCCGATTACCGAAGACTACACCGAAGAACTTAACGATTTTGATATGCGCCGTCTCGAAGCGCTGCGCGTACAGGCATAAGGGGAATAACAATGTCCAATTTAGTCGCAACTACTGAAAACCAGACCCAGAAGATCGACAACGTTTCTATCCTGACGAACGGTGAATTGTTCAACCGCCTGCGCACGCTCTCGGAAGTAATGGCCAATAGTGGAAACTTCGTGCCTGAGCATTATCGCGGGAAACCAGATGCGTGCATGGCTGTAGTGATGCAGGCAGCGCGTTGGGGTATGGATCCGTTTGCAGTGGCACAGAAAACCTTCATCGTGGGTAACTCAGGTGTGCTTGGCTATGAGGCACAACTGGTGAATGCGGTAATTAACACCATGGCTCCGACAAAAGACCGTATTCACTTTGAATGGTTTGGTGCATGGGAAAATATCGTTAGCCGCTTCATTAAAAAAACCAGCGGCAAAGGTAACGACTACATCGCGCCGGGCTGGGATTTGCAAGATGAAGCTGGCGTGGGCGTCCGCGCCTGGGCAACCCTCAAAGGAGAATCAGAACCTCGCGAGCTTGTGCTGATGCTTTCGCAGGCACAAGTCCGCAACTCTACACTGTGGGCGAGCGACCCCCGTCAGCAACTGGCCTATCTCGCCGTTAAACGTTGGGCGCGACTGTACTGCCCGGATGTGATCCTCGGGGTCTATACCGCCGATGAAATTGACGAACGCGAAGAAAGGGTTATCAACCCGGCGCAGACAGAAAAGGTCACGCTGAATGAGATAACACACTCCGTTGGCGATTCCACCAGCACGCAAGAGCCTGCATCTAACGTTGACTCTGTTGCTGACGAACTCCGAGACCGGATTGATACAGCTGACTCAGTGGACCAGGCCAAAGCCATTCGTGCAGACATCGAATCACAGAAAGCTCTGCTGGGTACTGCTTTGTATACCGAACTGAAGAGTAAGGCGGTGAAACGCTACTACCTTGTTGATGCGAAGAACAAAGTTGAGGCCGCCATAAATTCACTCCCTAACCCGGGGGATCCGGAAGCAGAAGCATTATTCGCGAAGGCAGAAAGCACCTTGACCTCATCGCGCCGCCACCTCGGTGATGAACTGTATGACCAGTTCCGCATCACCCTGGACGACATGAAACCGGAATACGTGGGCTAAGGGAGGCGGGAGGGTTCGCCCTCCCGGTAACGATATGAGCAAATCACTGAATGCGCGATGCATACGTCGCTGGGAAGTGGAATTCAAACCTTTCTGCGATTCAAAAGTTAACCCCTACTGGCGTAAACGCGATCTGCGCGGGTATATCCGCGAAGCTGCACTCACCACCGCTTACTGCATGGTTGAACGAATGGCTGAAGATAACGCCCGAGCTGATTTTGGTATCAAGGGTTGGTCGTCGGATTTCTCAGCCTGGTACGACGAACGTCGGGAGCACTATCGCAAAGACGCAAAGCTCATTCTTGATGCGTTTGCCTGCAACGAAGCTATTGATGAAGAAATTCAGAACGAGCTGGAGGCCTGGAGTGACTGATTTCGCCACCTTCACTAATGAGCAATTAATCGCCGTGTGCCGTGCTGACGTGGCGGAAATGTCGAAGTTTTTAAAAGAGGGTGAATTCAGCAATCCGTCCCGCGCAGCCATGTATTTGCGTATTACTGAAATCGCATTGGCTGCGCTGATGGGGGAGTTCTCATTTGCTCGCAACCAGGTACGCCGCGAGCACGCCGAGTGGTCACAGTCCACCTTCGGGAATGTCGGCCCGATCGGCCCACTGAAGCACCTACGAAGAGAAGTGCTGGAAACCATCGCTAAGCCGCATGATCTGATCGAGTGGGCTGATATGCAATTCCTGTTGTGGGATGCGCAACGCCGTGCCGGTATCACTGACGAGCAGATTACCCAGGCGATGATCGATAAGCTCGCGGTAAATAAGGCGCGCCAGTGGCCCGAGCCAAAGGACGGGGAACCTCGGATGCATTTACGAAGCGAAAACGAATCACTCAACGCCAGGCGCCGCCGTAATCGTGAATCTAATGCGCGCGCTCGCGAACGTGAAACGCCCGCACAACGCAAAGCCAGACTGGAGAAAAACAGATTGAGAATGGCTCTTCGTCGTAAGGGAGGTGCCAAATGAGCCTGAAACACCGCCTTCCCGAACTGGAAGCCAGCATCGACCCGGCAGCATTGCGCGCAGCCGCCGACGAATATTCGGATCTGCTTCTGACTTTGTGCTTGTGCATGAAGATGGCCGGCCCCACCCGGGCAAACGTGCGCGCCTGCGCCACCGAGCTTAAAAAACGCCTGACAACCTGGCACAGCCAGAAGGAACTCAATGCAATTCTGTCCAGTTGGGATCCCGTTGGCTATGTTCTCGGCCTCCGCCGGGAAGCGAACGACAACGCGCGCGCAGCTGGCGATCCAGTTGATGTTTTTGTGTGAGGTGAATATGCGACTGATTAACCGAAGCAAACAATCACCGCTGGGCCGCCAGGCTTGTGATGCCGCGCTGGCAAAACATGTTGAGCTTTATGGCGCCTACGGGCGACAGAAAACGAAGAGAACTTATACGGTGGTGGTTCAAGGCTCAAAGATCACTGTAGAAGTTGTAAACAGAAAAAGTAGCTATGTGGCCACAGCCATGAGCTGCGCGCGCCGGCTACACCATCTGCCTGGACAATGTAACTAAGGGGTTTTTATGACTAATACATCTCATAAATCAGATGAAATTTTGATAACCGATGACGTTCTGTCCAGATACAAAATATCGCGCAGCACACTCTATTTCTGGAGCACCCCATCCCGGATGCCCTCTTACTTTGCTCAGCCATTCCCGCAGCCTAAAATAAATGGCAGCCCTAAAAGGTGGAGACTTTCAGACTTGCTGGCCTGGGAAGATAACGTGGGGATCAAACCAGAGGCTGACCAACCAGCTTCTCAAGGTGATCCTGCCAAACAGCAAGCCAGTGACGCTGATCATCCAGATAATCATGTAGGTTATAACGTGCCATGA